CTGCCCAAAGCGACATGGTGGCCCGTGGCAGACTAAAGCCAGGCGCACCGGATTTCAACAAAGGTAAAAATAAAGATCCTTTTCCAGGCTCACAGGCGGGCAGTCTTTTAGATCTTATACCTGGAATGAATGCAGTTAGAGATGAAATAAACACAATAAAAGCAACCATAAAAGACAAAACTAGCAGAAAGAACTCCAGCGGAGAAAAAGTTGGTGGTATTGATATAGACGGAGTGTCAAACTTTGTCAGAGATAGAGTTCAAACAGGCAAGGCGGCCGCCAACAAGGTTAAGTAGTCTTTTCCAAAATCTATAAATAAGAGTATGCCACTCTTTAACGACTCATTAATAATTAACGATCACATTCTAGAAATGGGTGCAACTGAATCTGTGTTCGGCAACTTTAAAATACCTATGGAAGTTGCTAATGCTAGACCAGGTAAACTTATAACTACCTCAACACCAGGCTTTGAAAAGCACCACGAATTCTTTAACTACGAATGGTTTCACTCGTTTAATACAGACTTCTTTGAACAAGACGACACAGTATTATGGGTAGGCAGTTGTATAGTGCAAGACTTTGCAAAAATATTTGAAATGAAACATTGGACGACTAACAGAGTATTCCGTTACGGCCAAGGCATTTTTAATATGAAAACACTAGCAATGCATTTAAAATGGTTGTTCGAAGAAGCCAGTCTCACAGAAAAAGGCGACATTTGGCCAGACTATACGCCAAAGCAGTTTAATTTAAGCAAACGACATAGAGGATTCTTGCTAGAAAAGATGATAGACTTTAATAAAGTTGTATTGTTTAGCGGAACAACAGACATTTATCACGACACAGTAACAGGGCAAGACTTATTTGCCGCACCACCAAAAGCATACCTAGATCCAAACCGACATATTATTCGTAGACTATCCCATGCAGAAGTAGTTGAATCACACAAAGAAGTATTAAGGCTAATCCACAAGTATATTTGTAAAGATGTATTGTTTATACTAAGTCCTTTTGGGTTTGCAAGTCAAAGTTGGCCATCAGACCACCCGCCAATGGCATTATCAATGGTAGCAAAAGCTAGTATTAGAGTTGCTGTTGAAGAAACTGATCCTGCAAATTACTTTCCTTTGTATGAAATGATACAAGAATACTTTACTGACTATAGAGATAAAGGGTTACACATACATAACGACATTATACAAATCTTTATAGAAATATTAGGTACTTGGTTTGGTGACTTTGTTAATAAACGAAGCAAAAAAGAAGTAATGCATGACTTCCAACATATTAGGAAGGGTTTTGTGCAACGAGCATTAGCAAACAAGTCCTTACCAAAGCACGAAGTAGACACTCCCCAGTCTACAAGATCTAAAGACACCCCTTTCTAGACTGTAAATCAATATTATAAAAACTGATAAATAGTGTAAGCAAGTACATTAATGTCTTGCTATGGAGACACACATGGCGTTAACAAGAAGCGGAGCAATGAATAACCAGGAAGTATTATCTGGTAATATTGAATTTTATACTTTGTTCACTTCGTTAGATATTACTAGAACAGGTGATTTTAGCGACAACACACAAAAAGATTTTGAAAGTATAGTACAAGTTATTAGTTTGAGAGCAATGCCTGTAGTTATGAATAACCCTGTAGCCATAAGTGGCGTCGGGGCATTAGTTTTAGAAAACTATGGAGCACCGACTATGACTGGAGCAGGTTGGATTTTTAAATTTGCATTTGAACGAGAAGGCGTACACACAATTACTACACTAACAGACGAGCTAAACGGTATAGTATTAAATGGTGGAACTATTGATACTGACAGTACAGTAAATATGGAATTTACTAAACAAGACTTATTATAGAGATAAACAATGGTTAGAAAAAAAGTTAAAGTTGAAACTAAAGAATCACCACAACCAGAGCAGTATATTCAAGAAGGTGGAGTAGAAGCACATATTATTGCTGATATGCTTAGAATTGAGAGTATTACTGCTGAACTTAGGGAGTTTAAAGAAGATACTAAAGCTAGACTAGATAAATTAGAAGGCTGGATCGTTGCTATAGTTGGCATAACAATTACTACATTATTAGCAACAATTGGTACATTGGTAGGAACAATGTTATGATAATCAGTGAATTTACAGATACTGAGTTGTTTGAAGCCAGAATGGTATGGCGTAAAATGGGCAAGTCAGTTAAACGAGCTGTTAGATGTACTTCAGGCAGACGTAAAGGCAGAGTAGTAGCAACTGCGGCACAATGCGGTGCCCCAATTGACTTCAAGAAACGTTTAACACTGAAAAAAACAAAAGCAAGAATGGGTAAGAGAATTACTCGTAAAGCCGGCAGGTCTAAAAAGTATAATCCGATTAGTCGTAGGGTAGCATCATTAAATAAAGCAACTAGATTTAAGAGACGCAAGTAATATGAAATTTAAGGATGTGCAAACATTACAATCATTAGTAAAACGCCTAAATGAGTATGGTATGTCTACTGGTGGAGCTTCTTATGGTGCTAATAAACCCTCCCCATCAACAGCACAATCAAGTAGTCCAACTACAACTCCGTCGTTAGCAGATCTTTCAAAACCTATTAAGCCTGTACCAGCAAAAGGCTTAGAAAACGGAACAGAATTTAAAGACGAGAATGGCGAAGTTGCTGGCAAAGTACATAGTATGATAGGTTCAACACCAAACCCAGATCAGGTTGTTGTTGAATTACCAGATGGAAAATATGAATTATATGATCCAGAAGTAGAAGTAATGGTTGATGAAGATATTAGCCACGACGCACTTAAAAAAATAAAAAATGACGATCAATCAAAATCAAATTCAGCTAACAAAAGAATCAAACGTTTAGCTCGTAAAAATCAATTACGTGAGCAAAGTACAGAGCAGTTGTTTGAAATTAATTTTAACCAAAAGCATACAGTTACACGGGCGTTAGATGCATACATTAAATGCGGATTCGAAGCAGAGACGTCCTGGGAAGGGTATAACGGCTCCTCATCAGACGATATTGATGACCTAGACTGGTCCGAAATCGAAGAAAGAGTAGACAACGAGTATGGAGAGCGTTATACTGAAAGAATGACAGAAGGATACCATGAATGGCTCAGAGAAGATAAAATATATGAATATGAAGGCGAACTCATACAAGAGTTAGTAGCCGAACGTAAAGAAGATGAAAACTACATCGAACAATTTATTGATTCAAATGGCGGCCCAACGTCAGAAGCAGTTGATAGATACAAAGAAGATTTTAAAAATCAAAATCCAGCAGAGTACAAAAGCAGAATAGAAGATGGCTACGAGTACATGAATTGGTTACGAGAAGTTGTCGAAGAAGAATACGAAGACGAACTTATTGAATATCTCGAACAAGAAGCAAGAGACAGCGGCGAAGTCATGGACGAAGCGTTTGATCAAGCATTGCAAAATCACACTATGTATGATTGGATACATGACCACTATGGTTCTCCCAGCTCGATGTTAAGCGACTTTGATGTTTTCTTAGCGAGTGATGGCGGCTTAGAAGAAATTGGCGATGAAGTATCTAATTGGGCATATAACAACTCAAAATATAACGATGTAGAAACAGGAGAATATCATTCCGGCGGTATAAACAATAGTTACTGGAGAGTTGAAGACGATAGCAGTATTGAATCAGACGGCCTAGGTGCAGAGATTATTTCTCCGGTGTACAATAGTCCAAGAGACATGCTCGAAGAAATGAAGTCGCTGTTTGAACTACTTGCTGATCGAAACGTTGATACTAATAGGTCAACAGGCTTACATGTTACTATGAGTTGGAACGGCGAACAAAATGGCATTTCCGGTTTTGCAGAAGTTAACAGAGTAAAACTTGCTGTATTGCTTGGTGACAAGTACTTATTAAGTACGTTTGGCAGAGAAAACAATAGTTATGCTAAGTCACAATACCAACGATTACAAAAGAAAGCAAGTGAGCTTAAAGCAGATCCTAGTAATATAAAAACAATCAAAGACATAGAAGATATTTTAATAACTGGCATAAGTCAAGATAAATTTACTTCAATTAACTTTAAAGATCAGCAAGACAGTGAATCAGGCCATAACTTAGTAGAATTTAGAATAGGTGGCGGAAATGATTACCATCAAGATTTCCCAACTGTAGTTAAGTCAGTAGTACGTTATGCAGAAACACTTAATGCGGCATATAGTGATGAGTTACATAATGCTGATTATATTAAAGCATTGTTTAAATTGATTAACAATGTTGGCACAATTGGCAAAGACATAGAAGATAGAGTTAAAGACAGATTTACTTATGAAGACCCTCTTATTGATGTATTAAAAGGATTCTTTAGTAAAGAGAATTATATTGACAGTATTGAAAATATAAATGCGGCATTTAAATTCCTAGATGGATATAATGAGCACCACGAAAAAGAGGATCTTGAAACAGCACAAATAAATTATGTTAAAGCCTTACAACAAGCAGGTTACGATTTAAATCAAAACCTTAACAGAGAACCAGTTAATGCAAAAGCAATTGGTGTGTTAAGAAAATCATTACCACAGTTTAAATTATCTTACGACTCACTGTCAACAACAATTAATAAAACGTTTGGTAATGTCCGCGGTATTGGGTATTCCCAGAACGATCAAGTTAATCATACTCAAGAAACAACATTTGAAAGAGTTAAAAATGGCATAGACAGATTATTTAAGAAAACCGTAGTAAATGACCCAAGCTGGTTAACACATCCTCAGGTAAACGAAATTTTAGTTGGCATATGGAATGGTTTTAATACAACCATCTTATGGAAAGACTCTGAAGCAGTTGACTTAATAGCATCTGCGTCAAATCAAACTAGTAATAGTGTAGCAGAATTATTTAAAACAATGTCAGGTGATAGTGGCATGGGCAATAGTGGGATACCATGGGGCCAATTTGGCAGACGTCTTCGAAACGAGTTGCAATGGCCACTTCCTGGAGGCCCAATACAAGACGAAGCGTTAGATAAGTTAACTAAAAAATTAACGACTTATGATAAATGGGAACATCCAGTATCTAAGAAATTTGATAGCAGAAGAGAAAGAGAATCATATGCCGACCATGCAACGTCTAGCTTAACAGATAACTTAAGAACCCGGATACTGGCATTAAATAAATTAAACGGCACTAATCCAGAGCTGTATATAAACAGCGTTAAATTACTAGCAAATTCTACAGAACAGCTTTTAAAAACAGTAGGAGATAAGCAAGCAAATTCATACGGTGATAGGTTGGAAGACCTATTCCCTGAGTTAAAAGATACTGAATATGGCCAAACCCGTCCAGAACTGTATTTCATTATAACAAAAGATGACATGCAAAGAACAAAAAGCAATATAGAAGCATTGAGAGGCACTAATTATATACCAGGCCCTTTTGACGATAATCCAGTAGATCAGATAAGTGCTAGTGTAGTACGCTATATTAATGATTCATTGTCGGCTTACTATAATCGACTAGGACAAGATAAAGATTTTTATAATAAATCCAAAGCTATTCAAAAAATAATAAAACCACGAACAGATGCTATTGCAACCTGGATGACTAACTTAGATAAAATATCACAACAGATGGGATTTAATAGTCAAAAAGATGATATTGATAACAAGCTCACTCAACATAAAAGAGGTGAAGAGTTTACAAGTAAATATATAGGCGATGCACCGGCAACTATAACTACATACGCATATGGTGGAGATCTATATGTAACTGAACAGTTATTAGGTGACATGGCGCAAATGACTGGAAAAATAAACAGAGATGAACCTATAACAGATGAAGAATCAAGAGCTTTTTATAGTCAGTTTTTCTTTGGTAGCAGTATGTATCATAGTGAATCTCAAAAAGTGTTTAACGTACCTTGGGCATATTATTATATAGCTCTCGAAGCCTCCAAAATATTTTCAGCAGAATCTGATCGAACCAGTCGAGCAATTGCTCTACGACGTGATGAACGCCAGTGGCGAAATAAATCAGCTGATAAGATTCTCAATAAATGGAATATGATTTACGGTTATGAATTTGACAACTTTAATAATGATGGGTTCAGGAAAATAAAAAAAGTAAATAAAGACGCATTCCGGAAACTAGGCATCGAAGTTATAGAAAATGGTGACGGTAGAGAAGGAGTAGAACCTTACAACTTAGAACCTCTGTTACCTCGATCAGTAATTAACGGTCCAGGCGGAGAACCATTTGAACCAACTAGTGCAAATGTATGGCGAATGAACAATCCAGATATTGTTAAAAAGTTATCCAAAGAAGACTCTACATTTTTTCCAGACGATGAAGATCTAATACAGAACATTAGAACTAAGTTTCCATCTTTTGATTCCATGATGAGGGATGGTATATCGAGATACTTTGAAGGCCCGACGATGATGCTAGTTAAGTTTTTAAACATGACAAACACAAAGGGAGTTGATCAAAACGTTCTACTATCGGCATTACTTGCCGGATTAACACGCGATGGTCCTTACACATTAGCAAAAGCAATAGAAGTAGTAAAAAATGGAAACACCTACAATACCACTACCCATAGCGTGGATGCGCCAGGCGTTGAGCAGGGTGAACCTCTTAGAGGCCGGGTACAAGAAAGACCACCATTTGGAATAGAGTCAACTACTTTTGAAAAACTAGAAGCTAAAACACTAGAAGAACAACTACTTATGCTAGAGAAAATAGACTCTAGCAAAATTAATAATATACATATTAAAATGTTTGAAAGAGACTTAGGCAGAGCAGAATTAAAAACACCTGCAAGAATACAAGCATTTGCTGACAAATTAAGTGCAGGTGCTGAATTTGACTTAGCAGGATTCACAGGCAAGATTGTACTAGACCCAGAAATGGCTGATGCATTTTACAATGCCGAGAATGCTTCACAGTTACCTTCAAAACTGAGAACAGCAGATGGCGAAATAATAGCCTACTCGGCTTTAGAAAAAACAGCAGATTTTGGAGCCAGAACAGCAGATGCAGATGGTGACGCTCCTGTTAAAGTCTCAAACAAAGGTGAAGTAGCAGAAGGCATATTAGGCTGTGGCACATTTGCACGTTTATTAGTACGTCCAAGTGCACCAGTAACATCACTAGATATAGAAAATGTAATTAAACGATTACCTAAAGATGCCCCAGACAAGGGTGGCTGGCATGAGCTAACACTTACAGCACAAGAAGTAGATAATCCTATAGCAGATTACTTTACACTAACACTTAATTTAAAACACGATACTTACATGGACTTTATAGATCCTAAGAAGTGGGGTGTGATGCAACAAATAACAACTGGTGTTGCAGAGTATGTCAATGATAATTTAGAAAGGTACACAAATTATTTCCAAGCAAATGGTAAAGTAGATACAGTAAAAGTTATTGCTGACGGTGTAACCGGAGAAACAGATACTAAAGTAGATGTATTCTTAACCCACAGTTTAGATGGCGGCCCAGAAAAAACATTGCAACACTTTGATATGAGTGTTAAAGTTGGTAGTACAAAACAAATGGGTCAAGTAGGTGGCGGCAAGCAAAAAGAACCATTAACTGTACGTTATAGTATATTAAAAGAAATGTGGGATAGATTTAATGTTGACTTAACACCAATTGAAGATCAATTTATTACTGCTGATTCAGTTGAGCAAGGTTACAGAATTGCATACACTGAAGCAACAAAACAATTAAGTTCACAGTTAACTAGTGAAGAAAACGAAAAAAACTTTCTAGTAAAATTATTAGATGCAATTAAGTTCTTTGCTACACTGAATGACGATAGAGTCAAGTTAGTACAGTTTACAGATTTAAAAGCAGGCGGCTACTATGTGTTAGACTTTAAAAAGTTAGATAGAATGATGGACAAAGATAAAGTTGACTTAGAAGCAAGGATGATTGAAACTGCAAAACATCCTAAGATTACTATTTTTAACAAAATTACAGGCAAAGAATTCTTATCAGTTAGAATGTATCAGAACAGTAAAGGCTACATTAGGAACTACATTGAAAAAGAAAAAGGTTTAGTAGACTTATTAAAAGTAAGAGGATCAAGTATGCGTAAGAAAGTTGAAAGTGTACAAGAAGGCGCAGTACCTAACAACGACACAATTAGAAAGTTACGACTAGTGTTAGCAAGTCCTATCTTAACAGGCGATCTTAAAGCACAAATGACTGCGTATGTTTGCATACCAGATCCATCGATGATTAGAGATTTTAGAGCCGCTAGAGCGGCTTACGGCGACAAGCATGATATTAGAAGTATAGTTAAAGGCTATGCAAAAATGAAATTGAACAAAAATGTATTAAAACAATTATGATAAAAGTTAAAGAGCCTCAACATCCTGTAGAAGGAGAATACACACTTTGTAATAAAGGTGAAGTTGCGGTATTTAGAAACGGTAAATGGATAAGACCATGAAAATGTCAATATACGAAGCAGTACTATCTACACTACCGAATAATATAAGTGATAAACACTTTGACCGAAATCTTTTACCCCAACTTAAAGAACCAGACATACAGGCTTCTGGTATAAAATATGTTAGAAAAACAATTCCGTTGGCTGTAATTAAACCGGTACAATCTCAACGAGTACCAGGACTTGCTCAAAAAGTTGCAAAAGACTATCATAGCATAGACAAGCCTTTTATAGTAGACAAGAACGGTTACTTAGTTAATGGACATCATCGATACGATGCCGCAAGGATGTTAGATATGCATATGGTGGATGCAATAGTTATTGATGCTAGTATTGAGGACTTAATGCAACAGTTTCCAGGCGAAGTAAGTAACACACCAGTTAGCGAAGTTATTAATCAACCTGCAGACTCGTATGATCCAAATCCTAATACTGCATATAAACAAGCAACGCAAGACTCAACCCCTAAGTACGATTGGGATCCTGAAAAAGATTATAGACCAGGTACACCATTAGGACCTATACCTACTATACAATCACAAACTGAAGTGTATGTTATGCCTAACCGAGATATTTATATATTTTATGCAAAGGATAACGTAGTAGAACCTCCAAAAACTTTCAGGGAAAAAATAAAGGCATGGTTTCGTGCAAATACTGGACCTGCAACAGGACCTACTAAAGATAAAAATATATTAGGCTTCTTAAAATTAGGGCAGTTTGAAGATGGCGTTAAGGTTAAAGGTGTAGGACTAGACTCCAGTATTCAAGGACAAGGCAAAGCAATAAAACTGTATATAGCCTTTAGTGCATGGAAAAAATTACCAATATACTCAGATTTTACGCAAACACCTAGTGCCAAGCACATGTGGACAAGTTTAATAAAACGTTATCCAGCTAAAGTTGTAGCATACGACCAACAAACAAAAAAGAATATTCCGCTAGACCAAGCAGGCGAGTTATACCATGACTATGCACCTGTGACCCAAAAACATCCAGCAAAATACAGTAACCAAAGCCAATTTCAACTTAGTAAAACTAACAGTAGCACACTACTATTAAAGTTTTTACCAGATAGCAATGTTAAAGAAGACAACAAAGTACTTAGTAAAATGGATAAAGAACAAGAGAGTGCAAAAGATATTATACAAGCTGAAATAGATGCAGGCAAACTAACTACAGTTGCTGAAATTAAAGAATATATTATACAATTAAGATTAGCTGGTGTAATTAGGTATAAAGAAGATGCATTAGCACTTTTTAAACATTTTACAATACCTTATAGAGGAACTGTCCCGGAAGACGGCGGCGGTGGTGCAGGTTCAGGCGCTGGTGCAGGAACTGGTGGTGGAGGCGGAGCCGGTAATGGATCAGGCGGCGGAGCATCTGGTGGAGCATCTGGTGGCGGTGGCGAAGCAGGCACAGGCAGTGGATTTGTTGCCGCTGATACTATGGGAATGGGAACGTTATCAACTTACAGCAAACCTAAAAAGAAAAAGAAAAAGAAAAAAACTAAAGTAGACTTTGGTGCAAGTGTATATGAAGGAAATGATGGGAATTGCTACGAAGCATCTGGAAGAGAATTTATGGAACTTGCTAGAGCAGGTAATAAAACAGCAAAGTTAGTACATGCAGATATAACTCCTAGAATAGGTGGACAACAAGGTAATACTTATGGACATGCTTGGATAGAAGATGGTGCAAAAGTAAACGATGTATCAGACAATCACGGTTCTAACATTAATAAAATAACAAACGGCGATAAAATTATTTATTATGGCATTGCAGATCCTACAAATATAAAAAAATATGATTATAAAACGTTTGCTGAAATGGTTAGGAAACATAAACATTGGGGACCATGGTCCGCTGTGGAACGTCTTAGTCCTTTTGAAGAAGGCTACTTTAAGAATTTAGATATTGAAAGACAAGAACGTCCAAGTCCGCCTATGCAACGCAGTAAGAATCCAATGAAGGCTCCAGATAAAGGCAACTGGGGTAAACTAATATGGTTTAAGAACTTACATTTGTCAGGATCATATTCTAATGCTGATTTAAAAATTATGGGATTCAGCATTAAAAATGGCGAATGGGTAATACGAGAACCTGCTTACAACAAAATTAAAAACCAATTAAGGTAAATACTACTATGTTAATAAATGATATAATTAATGAAACAACTTCCGGTGGTATTGCCATTGTTGCCCAACCAATGGGCGGCATGCAAAAAAGACCTAATCCAAGTGTTTTTGCAAAGAGCAAAAAATCAAAAAGAAAAACAAACGAACAATCCCAAAACTATAAAGTTAAGCATACGCCTACAGGCAAAACTTATAAAGTAACCGCTATGGATCAGCATAGTGCTAAAACTAAAGCCGCTGTACAACATGGTGGTAGAAGTGCTAGTAGTAGAGCAGAAGACGACTTTGAGATAGTGAGTCCATAATGAAAGCAGTTAAATGTAAAGACGGACATCTAAGTTTTATCTCAAGATCTCAGTCAGACCTATTCAACAAAATCGACCTAACCAAATTTTTAGATATAAATACATTAGACGAGTACACTTTGCATATGGTAGAAGAAATGTATAAGCAAAACGTCATTCGTAAAGTAACTACAAAGGAAGGAAAAGTTGGCTACAAAATATACCCACAAAAAACAGAAGTATAACAAACAACAAAAAACACACCTAGCAGGACAGTTGGATACCTTAGCAGGTAAGGTCGCTAAAAGAGGTGTATTTGTTGTTACTAAAACTGTGGCTGGCAATTACTTCAATGTAACAGAGGCTTTAAAGAAAAAGGTGGTACTTACACATATACTGCAAAAGAATACAGCACAGACGCTGTGTGTACGTCTAAACGCATCTACTAACCCCAAGGCATCATACGATATTAGTGAGATGCAAATGATCAGAACACAGCGATTATTAGATAGGTATGCTGATTTATTTACTGAGTCAATATTCCATAAACACACTATAAAAGTAACTGATAAAGACTTTATGCGTGATGTTGCATTTGTTAGACTACACGAAACCCTTATTAAATTAAGATCTGTATCGGAAGAACTTAAACATCAATTGTAAATCTTTCGATTATGATAAATAAGTGTAAGAACTAACTATAACTAGGAAATCACTATGTTTTTGAATGAATTTAATCAAACACCAACAAGTAAGATAGCTAAATTAAATAAAATGCTAACTGAACAATTTGGTTTAAAAATCAATCCAGGAACAGTCAACCTCGAAAAGTTAATGAAAATTAACGAGACAGCCAAAAAGGCACTATTCAAAATTAGAGGAAGTAACAAGAAGTTTCAACTAGAGCCAGATTATGCAAAATATCTAAGCCTAAGAGATCTTTCAGAGACAATGATTGTTGAGGGGTATTACGAGTCCAGCCCAGGCTACAAAGCGTTAGCGGCAAAAATTGATGAACGTATTACGGAATTGTGTAATTCAGGTTACACGTCTGAAGAAGCAAGAAGTCAATGTATGAATGAAGTTCGTGCAGACCAGACTCATTGTTATGATGACTCTGTTACTGAAACAATGGTTATGTCAGCAATTGGCAAGTTCGAAGAATCATGTGGTGAACCACATGAGTCAATTGAAGCAGAACTTGGTTTACCAGAAACTGATATGAGTGCAAGACTTTTAAGTGAACTTGCTAAAGAAGTTGGTATTGAGCTTGAGACAATGGAAAATTATAACGCAATAGAAGAAAAGTTAAAAACTTTTTCAGAAGTATCTGGAAAGAGCAGAGACTCTATTGTAGGTTTCCTAAATGGACTAGAAGTAGAGTCCGTCCAAACAGGTATACAAATGTTTGGTAAGCAAATTGCAGAGCAAAACAAATTTACAGGTGCTAGAAAAGATGCTATTGCCCAAGGCAAAGATTCTTTTGAAGTTGATGGAACGGTTTATAGTGTAACTGGTGATACTAGTGACGAAGAAATACAAGAAAGTGAGAAAAGCATGTTTGATGATATAATAGACGAAATGATTAACGAAGAAGTTAATGTTGAAGAAGCAGAAGTTGTTATGGCTGTTAGAGCGTTAGCTGACGATATCCAAGATCAAGTAGAAAGAATTGGCAGAATGGTAAATGAAGATATACCAGCAATTTCAGATTCTATGAGAACTGAAATGGGTGCCGATACTGCTCAATCGTTTGCAGACAGCACTTCACAATTACTATCAGCCCACTTAGAGGCTTGTAAAGCACTTAAAGGTGGATTAGATTTAGCAATTACTGGATTAACAGGTGGTGAAATGGTAGGCGGATTAGGTGACACAAGTGATTTAGGCGCAGATTTAGGCGGTGACATGGGTTCACCAGGACTAGATGACATGGGCATGGATGAGCCAGTTGCAGATAATATTCCAGCTATGGCAGGACCGGCAGAAGAGCCATTAGGTAGAGCAGAGGTTTAAATAATGCTCATTTCAGAAGTAACAGGTTCTGAAAATTCAGGAGCCGGAAACGAACTAATTATAGCAGTTCAGGACTTGCTTAGTAGATACATTGCTGACGACGAAGGTCCAGAAGATATTCCTACTGAAACATTTAAAGCAGAATTAGAAGCAAACACTGGTCTTGTATTGAATACAGGAACATTAGTTAAAGCCATTAACGATAGTGGTTATGCTAGTAGTGTTGATGCTGATACAATTAGAGCAAATGGCGATTTACCGTCAGATATAGACACAGACCCAGAAGACACAGTTGACGTTGGACAAATGGCTGGCAATCAAGCCATGAAAGACATTAAGGCAGATTTATAATGGCAACTATATTTTCTAATGCGGCAACTGCCCGTAAAGATACACGAAACAACTCAGTAATTCATTCAGAGGTACGCAGTATTGAAACTGCCGTACTGGCTAATGTTGATTCTGGCGTTTTATACGCAAATGTTTCAACTGGTACTACAATGACTAATAGTAACACATACTATAAGGCATACTTTAATATCACAACAGACGCTACTAAAAAAGATCAAGTTACATACGTTTCTAAGTATTTTAAAGACTTAGGGTACGGAGTTAAAGTAGCTCAAAACTTAGTAAGCACAGATACTATTACCTGGAATATAAGCTGGTAAATCCAGTGAAGAAACTTTTTTTCTTTGGTGACAGTTTTGTTCAAGGAAACGGCCTTTCAGGCTTAGACCATACTGCAAGTTTTGGTACATATTCAAAAGAAACTTTCCCAACTTTAACAGCAAATCGTTTAAATTCACAATATCAAAACTTAGGATTTGGTGGCACATCTATTTGTGATACTGCAAGTCGCATACTAGAGACAAAGATTCAAAAAGATGATATTGTGTGCGTATTATGGCCAGAGCCAAGCAGAGTAGGTAAAATGAGAAATAGTGAAAATGACTTATCTACTTTTTGTAGTTCATCAGAAGATAATCATATTGTTCAATATTATACAAAATATTGGACAGAAGAAAAATCTTTGTATGACGCAAAAACAAACATAGCCATTGCAAATTCTTATGTTACTAGCAACTATGGTGTATGCATTAATATTCCAGGTGTATGGACACAACAAAAAGAGTTTATAGATCAATACATATTTGACTGGACAAATATTCCCTATATCACTGAAAGTTTAGTAGATTTTTATTTGGATTCAGTTGCAGATGGGCATTTTGGTCCTAGAACACATGAAAGTTTTGCAGAATATCTGTCAGGATTCATAACCTCTAACATTTAATTACTATAAATATGCGTATGGAACGTATTGACATATGGTTCGGAGATAGTTGGACTATCGGTAGCGAACTCCCAAGTAACTTATCTTCATCTGAAATTAGAACATTCACTAAAACTGGTTTCCCTAATTTTAGAGACAACACCCAAAACCCAATCGATTCATATCCTGCATTAGTATCAAAGCACAGAGGTGCGACTTATCAAAACTTTGGTATTGCTGGCGGCAGTTACGAATTTGCATACTTTGAGATGTGTAATTGGTTTGCTAATAACAAGTTTAATGACAAAAACGAATATACTTTTTTCTTACAAACAACAGCATCAACTAGAGGCTTTGGCATTGACTATAATTATAAGAGACATCACTTCCAAGGTATTAAGCAATATTCTAGAGGAAAACTGTTAGACTTTCAAAAATCAAAAAACTTACCAGAGTTTGCAGACTTTGATGCTAATATGATTTTAAATTCTATATATTGTTTGTGCAAAGCAAATTATATTAAACTTAAGATTATACCATTGTGGACAGGAATGAATCTTGTTCCTGAAGTAAACATTGTACCAGATAGCAAATGGATTTCTCCAGCACATACAAATATGCTACAACACATATTTGGAGATAATGTTTTCCCAGACGGCGGCATAGATACAACACTAATACCTAATGAGGAAATTATAAGTACAATAGGGCAGTATGATTACATTGCACCTAATGAATGCCATCCAAATAAAGAGGCTCATAAACGTATCGCAGAATACATATTGTTTAAAACAGATGGATTAAATCCATATTACTACAAACCCAAATAGAGTGTAAAAAGGTTGACAAACACAATAATCATGCTATAATGGTTGTTATTCAATAAAGGTATATTCAATGCTTGTAGAAAAATTTACTTACCCAACTCTCAAAAGAGTAACAGCAAAATCAGGACAACGACAATACACAGGGGACGACAATGTTCCTGTTCCTAGTGTAACTACAGTCCTATCTGAGACTGGCGACAAAACAGCATTAATCAACTGGCGCAAACGTGTCGGTGATGCAGAAGCTAACCGTATTAGCAAAGAAGCCGCAGGACTTGGTACTAAAGTACATAATGCCTTAGAGAAGTATGTTTTACTTGAAGACTATGAGATTAAAGGCAACAACCATATCAGTATACTAGCTAGAACCATGCTAGATGAAATGGTTAATAAAGGTTTATCCCAAGTTAATGAAGTTTGGGGAGTAGAAGTAGCCTTACTTGCTAAAGGATTATATGCAGGTACAAGTGATGCAGTTGGTATGTTTAATGGTGTAGAGAGCATTATTGACTTTAAAACTTCTAAAAAAATTAAAAAGCGTGAGTGGATCGACGATTACTTTATGCAAGGTTGTGCATACGCATTAGCACATAACGAGATGTTTGACACAAATATTAAACAAGTTGCTATATTAATGGTTGATAGAGAAGGCAAATATGCTGACTTTATTATCGAAGGCGACGAATTCGAAGAGTACTGCCACAAGTGGGCCTCACGATTAGCAGACTATTATAATAAAGCATAGTTGCTAGATGTGATAAATACTGTTAAGTAAGGAGACATTAACAGTGGCAGATAACGACAAAACAATAGTATCGAGAATACAACACCGCAGGGGTCTTAAGCAAGATCTTCCTCAGCCGTTACGGCCTGGAGAAATTGGACTGGCTACAGACAGTAGACAGCTCTATATTGGTGGTGATCCTACTAACCCAGCAACATCAGATTATCATAGTGTAAGTTACTATGAAAATACTTTAAGTGCAAAATCTCATGTGGCAAGTATTGCTAACAATAACATTATTGCATTTAACGTTCCTTGTGTACGTTTTGTTGAAGGTGAGTTTGATGCTATTAGTAAAGTTAAAAGCTGGCAACCAACAGATGCTAGAAGTATTTTATCAGGTGTAGTCGCAAGTGCTTTCTCTGATTCTTCTTACCCTGTTTTCTCTCCAATATCTACAGCCACAATAGCATCAACATTAAGTGCAACAAAAACAGCAGGAAGTTTTGAAATACAAGTGACTATAGTAGGTGGTCTCGATACCACTGGTAATATTAGAGTACACGATGAAATTATTATCTCAGGTTATGCAGGAACAAGACCAAAAGTTAATACAGTTGCAAAACATTCTTCAAATAATTACTATGTTATTACTATTGACCAATCAATATCAGAATTAGCAAGTGGTACAGCAGTATCGTTTGTACCTAAACATCAAAAAAATATGTTTACTGATGTAGCATTCCATTCACAAGATGTGACAGTAGTTAAAAATTCTATTAAACAGTCTGGAGAATCTACAAGTACAACATTTACCCCTGGAGCAAATGTTGATTTTGCAATAGACGGTAGCAATATTTCAAGTGTAGGCTCTCATACTTTAACAATGAGAACTATACCATCTGTAAACGATTCGGTCGCACTTACATACTATTCAAATGCAAATGTTATTTCAGCAATAGCAGGTGTAGAATCAGGATCACACAAAGGTAACATTTCTCCACATGTTCCTTTACAAAGTTTTTATCAGAATACTACATTATGGGATTCTGGACTATTACCTACTTACAAGCAATTTAAGAAAGAGAATATTCAAATAAGTAAATCAACTGGCGTTGGCTACGTTGGTATGGATATGATTCATATAACAAGTACAGCCGATGGTGCTAACATAACAGCAACAACAGGCTTAACACTAGGTAAACTATATGTTGCTAGAGAAGATGAGACATCAGCGTTAACTAGTGTTATATCTTCCAATGATGGAGAAAGCTATGTTATTACATTTAGTTCTTCATCAGATGCAGGCAAGTTCCAAACAACAGCCACGGCAGGTGTGTACAAGTATTCTGATGTAATGCTAGTAGGAACAACAGGTAACGAAAATGAATATCTAAGTAGAGCTAAGTTTCCTGTATCAGGAATTGGCGGCTCAGCTATTACTATTTCTATGCCAGCATTACCTTACACAGTATCAAGGTCAGCAGGTGCAAATGTTGAAGTTGATTCAGCATACCCAGGTAACGGATTTACAAATGCTACCCCAACTACATGCGTTATTAGAATTTACGATGCAACATTAAAAACAAATGAAGTTAAAGTTAATGACTATGTTCGTATTATTGATAACTTAGGCGATGCAGGTGCATGTCAACTACATGATACATTGTTTAAAGTTGTTGCATCTAAAGCCAAAAGTCATTTTACAATTAGAGTTAACACAAATGATATATTATCAGGTAATTCAAACGTAACATTTACAGCAAATATTGCCGCAGGCGGTATTAAGTATGTAAACCACGGTAGTGCTTCAGCAGATGTAAACAAAACAATACAAGTAATATCAGAAGCACATAGTATTAGCACAGGAACTTCAATTGTTAGAGCAACAGGTCCTACGGTGCTAGTTACTGGTGTAAATTACGATATTAAGAGTACAGCGGCTGATATAACTACTGATACTTTTTATGTAGAAAACCTTGTAGCTAATATGGCAACAGCGGCACAACTGCTAACAGAATCAGGCGCAGGTGGATTAATTTCTGCATCTGGCGTTGGTATTGAGCCTAGGTCAGCATTGTCTTTTGGTTCAACATCATTTAAAGCAGTACCTGTATTAGGAATAGACTTGTCAGCAAACACAACAGTTGCTAGTGCTATTACTACAGTTAATAAAAACCTTGTACCAATTGCTGGCGCAAACGTACAAATTTATCCACAACTTAATTGGATACCCCAAACAGACAAAGTATTAAATGCTGTTTACATTTCACAGAGACCAGCATACGCTTCAGTAAGCACAGGTGGTTTAGAATTTACATTGTTTGAAGATAAAACAACTGCAACATTGTCTGTGCTAGGTTTAACCGATAAGTTTTACGATAGAGCAAACAATACAGTTAAAGCAAAATTTGAAACTTGGCTGAACACAACAGTTAATAGCAGAGATGTTAACTTATTCAGTAACGTATTCCCAGGTGATAGTACAACTTATGCAACACTAAGTCCTAAAAGTACTAACATTTCTACACAATATAGTTTAGCAATTGATAACACATTCAATGAAATAACATTTGGTAGTAGAGAAGAAGCTGGCATATTTAATGATATTACTAACAGAATATACGGAACAAGTTTATACGACAAACTACTTGATACTAACAAAGGTTCAAGAGGTTTAGTTAATCTTAAAAACAATATTGAGATTTCTACAAGAGAAGCCGCATCATTTGGTAATAAAATTACTAGTTATAACAGCATGGAGCAGATTATTTTGTTACCAGGCGATAACGGTATACCAGGATCGGGCGGAGTTTCTTCTAGTGATTTAAGTTCAGCAAGACTTGTTGCATCATTTGATACTGGAAGTACATACAACGTATACAAAGTAGATTATAGTATGCAAGAATCAACATTAGCATCAGCAAATAAGTACATTAGAACAGGTGTATGGACTATTGCAGGCAGAAAAGAATTTGCCGATACTGCAAACGCTGTTATTTTTAATGATTCATTCTCAAGTCATTCTGAAATTACTACTCATGTTAACCAATTAGTTGAGCCTAAGTTCAGAGCCCAAATGAATGCGGCAGGACTTGTAAGTATATACTTAGTTAATAATCAGTTAGAAGCAGAATCTAGCACTAATATTACGCATAATGTAGGTGTACAACTAAAACTTAAATATGTCCAAGATCGTTGGTCCGCACTCAGTTAAATAGGAATTTATGTTTACAAATACCCAGGACGGCGATGCCAGACTTCGTGCATGGCGTACCTTTAGAAATGACTTCCCAGAAGACGGCACTCTTTTAGATGTTGCGTTAGGGTTTAAGAGTGTTAAAACTAAGCAACGACACCTTGATTATTATAATCCCCGGGATTGGCCTAACGTCTTTGATATAGTTAAAGACGGCTTATTCTGTACTACAGGCTTGTCAATTGTTATAGCATCTACCTTACAGAACTTGGGCTTCATAAAGTCAAATTCTGTACCATTTGAAATGATAAGTAATCACATAACAGGAGCAGAAGGAGCCATATTTGAAGTAGATGGTAAGTTTTTTAATTTTATTGCAGGCGAAACCCACTCCGAAGAATATGTTAGAGACAATTCTGTTACGTTCAATAAAAGTATAATAACACTAGATAAACTTTATGCTTGACAAACTAAATAGTAACATGTATAATAACATTTAGCATAAAACTAATTCACACACAGGAACATGAATGTCAAAAGAAATTTTAATTAGCAAGAGAGACGGTAGAAAAGAACCGCTAGAACTTGACAAACTGCATAAAGTCGTGTTCCACGCCTGTGCAGATATTACAGGCGTTAGTGAATCAGAAGTTGAGATTAAGAGCCACATCCAATTCTATACTGGCATTACTAGTGCTGAAATACAAGAAACACTAATCAAAAGTGCCGCAGATTTAATCACAGAAGAAACCCCTAACTATCAGTTTGTTGCTGGTAGACTTATTAACTATCATTTGCGTAAGCAAGTGTACGGTACATTTACACCACCTTGTTTGTGTGATATTATTCAGGATAATATTAACAGAGGGTTTTATGATGCAGAAATATTAGAACTATACACTAAAGACGAAATCGACGAACTAAGTGACTACATTGTACACGAGCGTGACGAAAGTTTAACGTATGCCGCAATGGAACAGTTTAGAGGGAAATACCTGGTACAAAATCGTAATACGGGGGAGATATTTGAAACCCCACAGGTTGCTTACATGCTGATTTCTGCAACATTGTTTAGTGCATATCCAGAAGAAACAAGACTACAAACTGTTAAAGATTACTATGATGCAATCAGTACGCATTACATTAGTTTACCTACGCCAGTAATGGCAGGTGTTAGAACACCACAGCGACAGTTTAGCTCATGTGTACTCATTGAAACAGGTGACAGTTTAGACAGCATTAACGCAACTACAAGCGCCGTAGTAAAGTATGTAAGCCAGAAGGCAGGCATAGGCATAGGTGCAGGTAGTATTAGAGCAATAGGTTCGCCTATTAGGAATGGAGATGCAACTCACACAGGCGTTATCCCCTTCTTTAAATTATTTCAATCAGCAGTTAAATCATGCTCACAAGGTGGAGTAAGAGGCGGAGCGGCTACACTATATTATCCTTTATGGCATTTAGAAATTGAAGACATGCTTGTCCTCAAAAATAACAAAGGTACAGAAGAAAACCGTGTTAGACACATGGACTATGGTGTACAGTTTAACAAATTAATGTATGAGAGATTACTATCTGGTGGAAACATTACTTTGTTCTCACCACCTGATGTTCCTGGATTATATGATGCATTCTTTAATAACCAAGAAAAGTTTCAAGAGTTATACGAAACAGCAGAACGTAATACACGGTTGCGTAAGAAAACTATTAAAGCAATTGACTTATTCAGTGCATTTGCAACAGAAAGAAAAGATACAGGTAGAATATACTTAATGAATGTTGACCATGCAAACACACATGGATCGTTCAAAGAAGATGTAGCACCTATTAGACAGTCTAACTTATGTACAGAAATTAATCTACCAACTAAGCCGTTAACAACAATTAATGACGAAGAAGGCGAGATTGCATTGTGTACATTGTCAGCAATTAACTGGGGAAGAATAAAGACCCCACAAGACTTTGCTAAGCCTTGCGAACTTGCTGTAAGGGGCTTAGATGCGTTGCTAGACTACCAAAAGTACCCAGTACTGGCGGCAGAGATAGCCACATATAAAAGGCGTCCTTTAGGTGTTGGTATTATTAACTTTGCATTTTGGTTAGCAAAAAATGATACTAATTACCAAGACCCTAACTTAGAATTAGTTGATGAATTTGCAGAAGCATGGAGTTACTACTTAATTAAAGCAAGTGCAGACTTGGCAGTTGAGAAAGGTGCATGTCCTGGTACAAATGAAACAAAGTACGGAGACGGCATAACACCTAATCAAACATACAAGAAAGATGTTGACGAGTTAGTTAAACACAAAGAAAGAATGGATTGGAAAGGACTAAGAGCACAACTAAAGTTCTCTGGTATTCGTAATTCGACACTAATGGCACTAATGCCAGCAGAAACATCTGCACAAATTAGCAATAGCACTAACGGTATTGAACCACCACGTAGTTTTGTAAGTATTAAACAAAGTAAGCATGGTGTACTAAAACAAGTAGTACCTCAGTATGCAAAATTAAAAAATAAGTATGACCTACTTTGGGATCAGAAAAGTCCCGAAGGTTACTTAAAAATAATGGCAGTTTTACAGAAGTATATCGATCAAGGTATCTCTGTGAATACATCATATAACCCAGAACATTTTGAGGATGAAAAAATTCCGATGAGTGTACTACTACAGCATATTATCATGTTTTATAAGTATGGCGGAAAGCAGTTGTACTATAATAACACACACGACGGCCAAGGCGAGATAGATATTGATAAAGAAGAATCGCGTAAGTCAGTTGAAGCAAACTTTGTTACCTCAGTAGATGATGACGATTGCGATAGTTGTAAAATTTAAGGAAAGAGTTAATGAGCGTCTTTAATACCAAGCCTAAAGACAATACTAAGAGTAGTATGTTTTTAGATGCATCAGGCGGAGTAAATGTCCAGCGATTCGATGTATTAAAATATAGACAATTTGATAAGCTAACAGAAAAGCAGTTAGGTTTCTTTTGGCGACCCGAAGAAGTAGACATCACTAAAGACACAAAAGACTTTAGAGATCTAACAGAACACGAACAACACATTTTTACTAGCAATTTAAAAAGACAAATTATCTTAGATAGTGTACAAGGCCGTTCGCCTAATTTAGCATTGCTACCTATAGTAAGTTTGCCAGAGTTAGAAACTTGGATTGAAACATGGGCATTTTCAGAAACAATCCACAGTAGAAGTTATACACATATTATACGCAATATTTATTCTGATCCAAGTGTAGTATTTGACAACATGTTGAATATGAGAGAGATTGTAGCATGTTCTGATACTATTAGTCGTTACTATGATGACCTCATAGAAGACATTGGTTATTATAAGATGTTAGGCGTTGGTACACATACCGTTAATGGCAAAAAAGTTATAGTTGACTTATATTCGATCAAAAAGAAGCTATGGTTATGCCTAATGAGTGTAAATATACTTGAAGGTGTACGTTTTTATGTATCATTTGCATGTAGTTGGGCCTTTGCAGAACTTAAGAAGATGGAAGGTAATGCAAAGATTATTAAACTTATTGCTAGAGATGAGAACGTTCACTTAGCAAGTACCCAGCAGATGTTGAAACTGTTAAAAACAGACGACAAAGATTTTGCCAAAATTGCAAAAGAAACTGATGGTGCATGTGTAGAGATGTTTATGGAAGCCATACAACAAGAAAAGGCTTGGGCTGATTACTTGTTTAAAGATGGTAGTATGATCGGGTTAAACGCTGAACTACTTAAAAATTATGTTGAGTGGATTGGCGCCAAACGTATGAGAGCTGTTGGACTTAATTGTCCTTACACTTCTAGTGCAACTAGCCCGTTACCGTGGACACAAAAATGGATTAGTGGTAGTGAGGTACAAGTAGCACCACAAGAAACAGAAATTAGTAGTTACATTACTGGTGGTACTAAGCAAGATGTAACCGAAGACACATTTAAAGGATTTAGTTTATAATGATAGTAGAAATTTATAGCAAACCACAATGTCCTTTTTGCACACAGGCAAAAGCATTGGCAGAAAGGGAAGGGTACGAACTAACATACAAAATGTTAGATGAAGATTTTATTAGAGAAGACCTAATGGAAATCTTCCCAACTGCAAGAACATTCCCTCAAATAATTGTCGATGGCGAAAAAATTGGTGGCTTTACAGAATTTAAAGCACTGATAGACACAAACAAACTAGGTACAATATAATGTTTACTACAATATTAGAAGATCAACTATCAGAAACAGTTACAGTTAGAAGTATTACTAATGATGAGTTTATTGGTAAACTTATTAATATAGAAGATGATTGCATTACAATTCAAAACCCAAGGTCAGTATTAATTAATGGCCCAGACGTAGTGCTAGGACCGTTTGTACTAACTGCTAAAGCAGAAATAGTAACTATGCAACTCAACACCATTCTTTGTGTGTTACCAACGTTAGAGAACACTAATAAGGACTACAACGCTATGCTTGAATCTGAAGCAGAAGCAGAAGCAGATATTAAAGAAGATAAATAATTGTTATGTTCGGAATAGGAAAAGTAGGTACATCGTTAGTAGGCCCAGGCGCAATCACTGGTCCAGGCGCACCTACGGTGTTTGCTGAAGCTTCAATTGTTAGTACAGCCAATGATACAATAGCAACGCATGGTGAGAATAAACATGCCGCGGCAATAGTTTTACTACCAACATGCAGTAAAACAGTATTTGCAATGAGCAAGCCGGTTACAATGAACAAGCAGAGTACAGGATCATGTTTGCATCCTGTTACCCTTGGTGCTATTACTGTTAAAGTAGGTCTTTAAAATCTATTAAACAAATCTGCCGCATTACATTGTGGCTCACTTCTACAATCTCGTATATTTCTATCCCACGTTAATGGATCTGGCATGTAATCAAATTGAGAGTCGCTCGTTGCAAAGCGAAATGTAAATGTGCTATTACATCCTGTTAATAGTAATATTAATACTAATGTAGTTATTTTAATCATTGTGTGTCCTCCTTTCGAACTATATTTTTAGAGACAAATAATAGTTGCATCTGTACATCTTTCTTCTGGAATAGTATCTTCGAAATGATATTCAGTAAAAGAGTATTGACTATCTTTATCAACAGTACTACACATTATTAGAGTTAATAACAATAGACATGTAACAGCAAAGTGTTTATGTTTCATCATCTGTAAAGGCTGGATGACCTTCGAAATACGCATCAATCATTACATAACATGCAATGTTAATAAATACCAGAATGCCCATAAACACATAGCCCTGGACTATCATTTTCTTCTTTTCCTATTTTTCCATAGTGTGCGATAATCGTCGTATACATTTATAATTAATACTATAACGCAAGATACAATTATAAAACATAGAAACACTATAAGCACACTAGTGAATAACTCAAATGCCAGATCGATTATCACTTTAGGGATACCGATTATTCTCATTACTACTTCCTCTTACACAAGCATTATAATTAGAAACGGCAATTTTACTGCAACGTATGTTACTATTATTGCCCAACTGACTGCTGTAATTATTTGCAACATATTATGTCTCCTTAAATATTTTTCCAAGTAAATGCACCAAAGAACATTTCATCCTCTGACATTTGTCCCCACGGTACTTCTCTGCTTGGATCAGGATTCATCTTATTTTCTGCAGAATTATCAAATGCTCCTTCTACAAACAACCGAGTTCCTTCAGGCAAGTACTTAGGCTCTCTCCACGTATACGAAAGTTGCCAAGCATATTCATAGTTAGGAATATTAATTAACTCCTCTACTTCTCCATCTGGGTAGTATGCTGTTGCTTTCATACTCTTTCCACGGAAATGCATGTGTGGCAAGAATGTATGCAAGTTGACATCCTTCTTTAGTACAACTTCTGCTGTCTGCACAAAGTTAGGATCGTATGGCGGAATTGGTGTCCAAGTGTTAGGAAATATACAAGCACAATCTCCTGCCATTCTTTCTTGTGGTACTACACCCTCATCATGAAAGTATAATCCAATCCTCGCATTGTCTGTTCTTGCAGTACCATCTGGTGTGTAGTGTAACTGTAAGTTTATAGTACTACCTGCTCGTAGTAAACCACCAGTGTTCTCATCATAAAAGTCAGGTGTTCCTCCTGGGACATACGCACTAATACCTGCATAGTTCATTTCTTCTTGGCCACCGCCTTGTGTACCAAGGATGTTACCATTTCGCTGTCCAGGAACACTAATTGAATTTAACATGTGATGCATAACAGTTGGCTCCGAAGGTAGAAACTCTGAGCCACGCAACCAACGATCTTCTGTTAGTCCTGAGTCTACAGCAAGGTAACGATAAGGTATTGCATTAGGGCCAAGACTTCCAATTGCTGGGATCTCTTGCGCCGGAACATCAATGATCATATCGGGTTCACCATGTACCCACGCTGAAGTTGAGTATACTGTTTCTGTTAGCGGATCTCTATTACCTTCTACAGGAGTTCCTGCATCAATCCACTTTACAATAGTTTCCATTTCTGTATGACTTAATGTCCTATGATTTATAATGCGATCTACATACTTAGGATCTATCTGTCCTGGCGGCATTCGCCTTGACTCAATAGCTTCTTTGATTGCAGGAGCGAATGCTTGTAGCATTCTATAATCAGTCATTGCCCATGGTCCTATACCATTTTCTCTGTGACAAGCCTGACATTGTTCTACAAATATAGGTGCTACATTTTCAGCGTAGTCTATATCTATATCATCATGAGCACTAGCAAAAGACGTTATTAAACTACTTACTAGCAATATTAACTTTTTCATTTCGTTCTTCCTTTAATTTATTATAGCCTTTATCATCTAAGTGTGTAACGGCTATCCAAAAATGAGACATCTCATCTCCAGTCCTACTGCCATCTACTACCCACATATCTGAATCAGGGTTGTTTGGATTATCAGCAGTATTGTCATACCATTGTTTCATAACTAGTACTGCACCTGCAGGAACTAGTGGTGCTACTGAAGTATCAAACAAATGGCTGTGGTGCCAAGTTGCACTCCAGTTAGATACTTGTCCTATCTTTTCTGTACGTCCGCTTTCAGGATAAAATATCTCTAAGCTGGCGGCATTCATCCGCAAGTGTCCGTGTGGTTGGAAACTGTCTATACGCACTGGATGGTCAAAAGACTTAAACCCTTGTGTCATTGCATAACCATTAGGAGGTATAATTAAGTGACCATTCTCATAACCATCTCGCAAAGGGTATAGTGCTAAGTCTTGATTGTAACTCTTGTCCTCATATCCTACTTCATGGAACCATAGTCCAATCTCTACTATATTATCTTTAACTGCTAGTCCTTGTGCTGTTGCTCCAACCCCTCCTGGATACATATGAATGTCCCAGAGAATTTGTGAGTCTGCTGGAAGTGTACGGCACACACCATCGCCTGGAATCTCACCCCACTTGCCCATAGCATATTCAGTTAACTGTCCATAACGTTCTAACTCTCCAGTTCCTTCGTTTGTTAAGAATACAGAACTATTAGCGTGATGCACTACGGCCTTAGCATCTCCACGTGGCTTAACTTGAACTGCTTTAATACATCTAGGAACTTCGTTGCCGGCAGGCACATAATGTTTATGCCAAAGATCCGCCCCTTCGGCAGGAATATCTATAGGAGTTGATGCAATTATAAGGTCAGGTTCACCGAAGTCCTGTGCAAAACTCCATTCATTATCATTTGGAAATACTACAGGCTGTACTACAATTTCTGTATTGCCATACATTGATCCAGTGTCTACCCATTCAACAAAAGTATCAATATCTTCTTGGGATAGGCGCCAGTCGCCTTGTAACTTTTGTATACCAACACCGTGATCATACGCATAAGGTGGCATTTCTCTTTTCATTACTTTAATAGCCATTAGTGGCGCCCATGGTCTAACTTGGTCATACGTTTCAAAACTCATTGGTCCTATGCCACCTGCTCTATGACATACTACACAATTGTTATTAATAATATCAGCAACGCCTGTGACATAATCTGTCGCCCACGCTGATGCAGACACAGTGGCTAAAAGAGCCACGGCTATATACTTGTACATGTGTTTTTCCTTTGGATTGCGTATCAATTACGAGCGAATGCTCTGATACTAATATAACCTTATGTTATATTCTTATATAAACTATTTATCTTAATTGAAGTACGATTGTACTTTTCTAGATTTTAAAAATTCCTTATTAAACTTTTGTGCATAGTACAATGTTTTTAATCCGTACTCATCTAAATGATTAATCTTAGAAACGGTTTTATTAGTCATTTCCCAATCAGAACTAACCATATTTAAGAACATATGGTACTCTTCTGCGTTTTCAGTAACATGTCCTGTTGGCGTAATATGTATATCATCTTTAACTGGATTATCAAACTTTTGTAATTGATTATGCGGTATTAGTTGGCTAATCATTGGCAATTGTAGTAGTCCTCTTCCTTTCTTGTTGACTATAAATGTTCGTAAACTGTTATAGTTTTCTAAATGTCTTTTTAACTGAACAGGCTTAACATTGCTGTATTTGTCTTTAATCTCTCTAAGCAATGCGGCATCGTAATCAGCATCTAACATTTCTGTTTCTAGCTCAACAGGCAAAACATCATACAACCAATTACTGTCATGGTCAATAACACATGAGCCTATATTGTCGTTACTAATGCCAGGCGTAAATTTAATCTTAACATTTCGTTGAGCACAAAACGTTATAATGTAAGGTATCTGATGTTTGTTATGTTCAAACACAAAAAACTCTACCATTGCATTCGAGTTAGCAATACTAAGTAAGTTTGCAATAGATTCCCATTCAGCACCTAAAAACACTTTACCGCAGTCATCTTCAAACCCATCACAAAACACATGAATCATTGCTTGGTGATGTTTTATTGTTTTAATAACTTTAGCGTCTAACATTCCATAAGTAGATACAGTAAGCATACCACCTACTAGTTTGGATAAACGAGTAACATCTTTCCATAATCCTGCATCACCATATGTACTTTTTAAATATATAGGGCGATCAAATACAAAGAAGCCTTCTGAGATACTGTCTAAGCTGTGTAGTACAGTTTCTAAGTCTAGTGTTAAGTTTGGGTAGTCTCGTTTTCCGAAGCGATGTTGAGCCCATTGTCCTTGCGAACTTAATGGATTGTATATTGTGCTGTGTGTTGTTGGATCTATAATCATAAAAAAACCGTGCTATTGTTTATATTTAGCACGGTTTTTGTTACTTAAAACTTATTACGGTTTGGAAGACAATGCTGAAGTATAGTTAACAACTTCGTCATACGATGAATCATCTGTATCGTAATAGAATGAACTTGGATCACCATCGATGTCTAATTCACTAACGTTAGTTGTGTATAATCCAATTGAGAACTCTTCTACCATTGTTGCTTTATTAGAACCACCACTTTCTACTACACTACCTCTTATAGCAAACAAGTAAATACCTGGAGCTCTTGAGGAAGGACATGTACTAGCATCAGTTGTATCAATAGTTATAATACCTGTTGCTATGTCGATTGTTACCCAAGGTGGTAACGGAGCAAAGTCTAGTATCTTAACGTCTGTTGCTGATGCGTTTAATCCTAAGTCAAGTGTGCTTGCCGCCACGCCATGTTTAACATTAACAATTCTACCTGATGTTACTGTTGTTAATACTCTAGCGTCAACGTTCTTAGTTGTAAGTGCTGATTTATAAACAGAAGAATAATCAATACTTGCATCTGAGTCATCAAATGTTAAGTTAAATATACCTGTTGCGTGACCTGAAGCTAACATTTGTTCTTTAATTTGACTTGATGTTAATGCAGGATCTCGTTGAACATAATGTGTAACAACGCCTGCAACTAAACCTGCTGATAGACTTGTACCAGTTCCTGTTAAGTAGTTCGATACATTGTCTTTATCTGCTATATCAATCCCTACTCCTAATGCAAATATATCAAGTTCAGCACCGTAGTTAACAAAACTGTTTGAACTACTATGAGGTGCGTTAGTAAATGATGTTACTTGCTCGTCCGAGTTGAATGAACCTACTGTTATAATCTCGTTAACGCCTGCTGGTGACTTAGTATTTACATCGACCCCATCGTTACCTGCCGCGGCTACAACAACCATATTAGAAGCGTTCATTTCTAATATTTTAGCATCAACGAATGCGTTAGCTGGAATAGTCCAAGGTAAGCATACTGCTTTAACATCTGTTTGAGTATTTGCTTTATGATGAACTAAACATGCACTTAATGAATTTATAATTTCACCAACTGTTACATTACCACCGTTTGTATTAAACAGTTTAACGTTCTGTAAATATGCATCTTTGGCACTACCAATGTTTGTTCCAATAATCATTGAAGCAACAGCAGTTCCGTGACCTCCAGCATCACCGTAAGTTGATACATCATCATCATCTGCAAATGCTGACCATAAATTTTGTATTGTACCACCTACGAACTCGTTGTGTAGGTTATTAATACCTGTGTCCACTAAGTAGACAAATTTCCCTGTTCCAGTTCTTGCTGGATTCCAGGCGTTATTTCCAGATGAATGAACAATAGTGTCCAAATGTGTTCTAGAAAATGTTGCCCCTGCTTGTACAGTGGCGGAAACTGTTTCTGTTGCTAACTGACTAGCGGTTAGACCAGAGATAGCATCTTTCTGTGCTTCAGTGGCTTCAATCTCGTATGTTAAGGTAAATCCTAACGTTGCTTCGACTGAGGCACCTGCGGTTGTAATAGCACTCTGAGCCGCGGTATCATCTGCGGCGTTTATGCTCACTAAGTATCTTGCCATGTTTTACTCCAATAATAGTATTTGGTTGATCCAATTTATACTAAGTATTTATCATAAACGTTTGAATAGAGAACCTTTAATGGACAATACATTACTATCGATAGGCAACACAACAACACTTGAGTTAGATTATGAAGCTGGAACCAGCAAACTAATACTTACTAAACCAAGTGAACCAAACTTAATGAATTTGTTTAAAGAACAATTGAGTACATTAGAAGGTGTTACTGTTTGTTTAAGTGGAGGATTAGACAGTCAATTCACTGCAAACTTGGCTAAACACTTCTGTAAGGATGTTAATGCAGTATGCTTTAGATTTCTTTGGGATGGCAATGTAATAAATGCAGATGATGTACTAACTGCTACACAGTTTGCAGAGCTAATAGATCTAGACTTGCATTTTGAAGACATAGACGCAAAGGATCATTTAGAAAACAATCTAAATGAATATACTAGACGTTATAGAACAATGAGTCCTCAGATTTCTGTACAACTTGCCGCAATTAAAAAGTCTAAATTTAACGATAGAATATTAATGTTAGGTGGAGAAGCACCTACTGTAGCAGTTTCGGCAGACTTTAACAATGTTTTTCTAAGTAGAAAACATTATCTAAATGAAGATGGCTCTCCTCAGGACGGTATAGGTTGGGCATCTCCAACTTTTTACTTTAACTTTAGTGCTCCTTTTACAATACTAGAACAAGAACATGGCATACATATTATTAAAGATCCATTTTTGCTAACACCAGAAATTTTATATGCTGGGTATTATCAAAACAAGTACGCTATTGAATCATTTGGTAAAGTAATAGAAGTTACTACTGGTGTAAAAACTAATGTAGAAGTATACAAACAAATGTATTACAAGTCTTTTGAAGAATTTGATTACATATTTCCTATTTCAAAACGCACAGGATTCGAAAACTTAAAATTCCACTTAGCATCACAAACTGGCAATTACGATGAATTTGATGAACGTTACAGAATACCATTGTATAATGTAGCAAGAGAATCAACTTGGTACAATCCTAGTGTACTAGATCAAGGAAGATCGCCTAGTGCAAAAGCATCTAAAATTAGTAGGTTAACTAAATTTGAAGGCATTGACCCGACTGAGTTAGAAGATATAATACTTAATAGTGTTAGAGAAGTTGAACCTAAAGCCTGTAACATTTATCAATTTGACTGGTAATGATTCACATTTACATAACAGGGCAGATAGCAAATAAAAAGAAAGTAGAGCAATATTGTGTAGACTGCTTGCATCATTTCTTTAAAGGTAGGTTAAAACGTGACATTGATGTTGAAGTTCGTATAACAAAAAGACTTAGCGATAATAGTCACGGAGGATGTTATGGCGACTCTAGCAATATTATTGTAGAGTTAGCAAAAGGACTAGAAATTAATGGTGTATACGAAGTAGCACCGTATAAAGAAGTGCTAGTTACTTTAGCACATGAACTAGTACATGTTAAACAGCATATCAGAAAAAAGTATACAAAGCAAACGGTTGCCCACCTGTCTGAATCAGAGAATGAAGCTTACTATTTAGAGTATGTGTTGTACGACAAGTACTGGAATTAATCTAATTTAGAAACCCAATTTAATTTAACACCACGTCTGACTAATTCGTTACGACATTTTTGTTTGGCTTTAGGCTTTATATTATGATCATTTATAGCTTCAATTAATGTTTCTTTTGATTGATTCTTTATATAGAAATGTTCGTGAACCGACCTACTTGATGACCTTCCTGTTACTGGATCTTTGATCCATTTACGTCCACTTGGTTTGAATTTTACTGGCATGATAATATATTAAATTTAACACTTAAAATTAATTTCTTAAGCAACTGTATTTATCCGCAACTTAAAGCTATACATAACTTTTTATGAACACCATGATAAATATTGGTATATAATATTACATTATCAAAGGATTTAAAAATGTCAAAAACCCCTTATGAAATTAGGTTAGATTTAGTAAAAGAAGCAAAAGAAATATTACAAGCTAAAGCAAAGAATCCAGAAGATATGCCAACCACTGACGAAGTTCTTAGAGAAGCAGAACGGTTAAATGAATTTGTATCTAAAAAGCCATTCGGCGAAAGATAAAACTATCCAAAAAGTTACCACTCGTGTAACTGCTAAACTATAAATAAAAAGAAGAAAGATGTATAGGCTCGGATAGCTCAGTTGGCAGAGCAGTTGATTTGTAATCAACAGGTCGTAGGTTCGAATCCTATTCCGAGCTCCACAATTTGGGGGCTGTAGCTCAGTTGGGAGAGCGCCACGTTTGCAACGTGGATGTCGTAGGTTCGATCCCTATCAGCTCCACCAGGTACTATTTGAGATATTATATGAAGCCAGACTCACCGTTAGTAAACTATTCTTGTTATCCTTATCTTGCATCAACTGAACAAGAAAAAATTGGTAATGATAGAACAGGACTAGTGCAGTATAAAATAAACAGCGCCGGGTTTAGAGGCAAAGACTTTGAAAATATTGACTTAATAACATTAGGATGTAGTATTACATTCGGTATTGGTGTTGATCAGGATAAAACTTGGCCTTATAGACTTGCTGAAAAAGGAAATCTTACCGTTGCTAATTTATCTAAGCCAGCAGGTAGTCCTGACACATGTTTTAGATTTGCTTCATATTGGATACCAGAGCTAAAGCCAAAGTATGTAGTTTATTTACAACCGCCTCCAGGCAGACTTGAGATATTAAAGTCTGACCTCTTCCAAAGAGTGCAAGGACAACTAACTATTAACAACACAGGAGTTATTGATAAAAGATTATACAGCATGTACAATGCATGGATTAGAAATAAAATAAATAATGACTTAAACTATCAAAAAAATAAACTTGCTATAGCACAACTTTGCACAAATAACAACATAGAATTTCTTTCGTATACATTAGAAGGCTGGGATTTTAAAAACGATCTTGCTCATGATGATGTCCACCCTGGCCCTGCGGCTAATGAACGATTTGCAACAATCGTTTATAGTGATCTAGATACCAGAATATAGCAGATATGCGACAACCGAAGCGTAAATACAATTAACAATTACATTAAGGTATTCAATAATAAATATGGCAAATAAGAAGACACATAAACAACCACAAGAAGCAACAGACGAAGTAATGCACAAACTGTTAGATCAAAAAATTGAGATACCAGTAGGTCTTCTTAGGAAAAAGCATATCTTTATTGCAACACCTTGTTATGGTGGGCAACTTGGCGAACCATACTTTAGAAGTATGATGAAACTTGCTATAATGTGTAACAAGTACGATATACCATACACCATTAGTACACTAGCAAACGAGAGTTTAATAACTAGAGGCAGAAATACACTGGTTAGTTTCTTTATGGAAAATAAAGATGCTACACATTTATTTTTTGTAGATGCTGATATTGAATTTGAACCTGAAGATATGTTAAGAATGGTTGCATACGATAAGCCTGTTATAGTTGGTGCTTATCCTAAGAAAGCAGTTAATTGGGAAAGTATTATTGGCGCCGCAAGGGCAAACCTAGATGAAACATCACAAACAATTGAAGGGCATAGTTCGAACTATGTTGTAAACTTTGACTTTATAAAAGATGAGAAAGGCAACAAAACTCCGCAAGTGCAAATACAAGACAATTTAGTTAAACTTAAAGACGCTGGAACAGGCTTTATGTGTATTAAGAAAGATGTTATTCAGCAGATGTTTGACAAGCATACCGAGTTAAGTTATGCAAACGACATTAATGTAGACCAGAAGTTTGAGCAATACATGTATGCATTGTTTGATACAATGATTGATCCAGACACTAGACGTTACTTGTCAGAAGACTACACATTTTGTAGACGTTGGCAAAAAATGGGTGGCGAGGTTTGGTTAGATCCAAGAACTGCACTTAATCATATTGGACATTATACGTTCCGTGGCAACATTAGAAAATTATTAACTGGAGATCCTGTATAATGGCTGAAGAAGTAAAAGAGATTCATAGCAAGATAGACAAAACTGTTATATCAGTGTTACTACCTACTAGAGGAAGAACTGATCTATTAAAGAAGAGTTTAGAAAGTCTAATTAGTCATGCAAATGATCCAACTAGAATAGAAATTTTATTAGGACTCGATGACGATGACGAAGAAGTACGACCTTTTATTGAACAAGAGATTGCTCCTTACTTGCAAGAGCAAGGTGTTGAATGTAGAGCAAATATTTTTGAACCACTAGGTTATTCAAAGTTGCATGTATATGTAAACACACTGGCTTCATCTGCTACAGGGCAATGGTTATTCTTTTGGAATGATGATGCACTAATGGAAACACAAGGTTGGGACGACCAAATTGAAAGCAAAAATGGTCAATTCAAATTGTTTGCTCCACATGATAATCATGCAGGACATCCTTATGCTATACTTCCTATTATTCCAATGGATTGGTTTAGATTAATGGATCATTTAAGTATGAATTCTCAGAATGATGCTTGGTTAAGCCATGTTGCTTACATGTTAGATATATTTGAAAGAATTGATATTAACTTTCTACATGATCGTGCAGACTTAACAGGTAACAACGATGATGAAACATTCAAGGCTAGGTCATACTCAGAAGGTAATCCATCGGATCCGGCAGACTTTGGACATGCAGACATGCAAAATTCTAGAGTTAGAACTGCATACAAAATTGCATGGTATCTGGACAAAATAGGACAACATTCAGACTGGTGGGATAATGTACAAGCAGGTACGCAAGATCCGTTTGAAAAAATGATATTCCCAGACGGTGTTAAAGGTGCCGGACAATTAGACGCAGGCGCCGATGTTATTCCCGATGATGTAGTTCTAGAGTTATAATGCGAATATTGTCATTCGGTGACAGTTACACTTATGGTACTGGAATGGAAGATTGCAATAGCAATAGAAACCCGGCACCAAGTTTATTTGCATATCCACAACTATTAGCAAACTCTTTTAAATGTAGTACATTAAATCTAGGATCACCTGGTTCCAGCAATAAACAAATTTGGAACACTATTTTACAATCTAAAATAAACAAAGGTGATATTGTAACAATAATGTGGTCGTCAGCTCAACGAACTTGTATTATTAACACTCCTCAAGAAGATCCTTCTACTACAGATAAGTGGCGCATAGCAGAACATGTGTCAGGTCGATTCTATACAGAACATACAACAGCAGTAGCTAGTTGGCTAGATAACGATATAAGTAAAGCATACTTTGAGCATGTATATGATCCTATCGATGCTGATATAATTATGAACTTGTTTATATCTCACGCAGACTTTTATCTAAAAAGTATAGGTGTTATACAAGTTATACATGCTGTAATACCGGATACAATCATGATAAAACCCTTTTGGAACGACAATATAAAGTTGTTAACATGGAAGCCTACAGACAGAACACCAGATGGACATGCTGGCATCCAGTCACATAAAGCATTCACTAAAATCCTAGCAAGACAGATAACAAATAATACTTGACAAATGCTGTAAAGCCTGTATAATATACTTTTTATAGGAGTATCCGTATGGCTACACATGCAATGATTGACATCGAGACATTAGGCACAGAGCCTGATGCTGTTATACTCTCAGTAGGTGCAGTTAAGTTTGATCCGTATAACAGTATAGAACCTCACACAAAGCAACTGTGGCGCCCTACAGTAGACGTACAGACTGAAGATGGACGTAGTGTACTAGAAAGTACATTAGAATGGTGGGCAAAACAGCCTCAACATATCCAAGACGAAGCATTTTCAGATGAGGACAGGATACCGTTAAGTGACTTTGCGGCACAATTAAACAAGTATCTAGTTGGTTGTGATAAAATTTGGTGTCAAGGTCCTCAGTTTGATATGGTTATTTTAGAGAACTTGTTTACTCAGTTTAAATATCACAAAGGTTGGGCATTTTGGCAAATAATGGATTGTAGAACAGTATTCAATATGATGCCATCAGATCCACGTAAAGCAATTCAGCAAAACTTACATAGTGCAGATGCTGATGCTTACTACCAAGCAGTCTGTGTACAACAATCATACAAGCACTTTAACATATTACAATAAGTCAATGAATAATTCGGAGCAATGGAGAAAGAACTCCGATGAATGGGTCAAGACCATGGAAGCATCAAGAATTAAAAAGGAAGAATACAACAAGTATCGTATCACCACAAATGACCCATTATCCTACAGAGATTGGTTAGCCATGGGAGAAATATCATGAGCCAATACACTGATAAAATAAATCAGATAGCAGAAGACTTTGCAATGCTAGAAGTATATGAAAACATAAATGCATTAGAAGGCAGAGACGGTATGCTTATATTACATTTCAACCACGGCGGTAAGAAAATAGAATTTAGAACAGACTCTGTGTACGAAGGAACTGAAGGCAAAGCAGGTGAAACTATTATATTGCCAGCCACAGATACTTACTATATTACACTGAAAGAAAAGTACACTTCGGCAACTTGGGGACACATATTAGGCAAGTGGTGGAAGAAGATTAAGCAAATAAAAGCTCCATCGACATTCTTTGGAGATTGAAAATAATGATAAGTAGTAATACAATATACTTTTTAAAGTTGAGAGGTTATACATGGAACCATATATAATAATACTTCCTTACATAATAGGAACATTGATAGGTTTGTATTTTGGATTTAAAAGTGGTGTCAGGACAGGTTCTGAGAACACTATTGATGCATTAATGCAACGAGGTTTTTTGAAATACAAGGAGACAGCTGAAGGGCTTATTGAATTTATCAAGGTAAAATAAATGCTTTTTAAACTATTTGGAAAACAAAACGGTAAGATACACACTACTATTTTTATGATAGCAAGTTTACTGTTTGCATACTTTACAGTTTTCCACTTCACACTTACAGAGTGGTTAACACTATTTGTAGGTGCTACAATATTTACAGGTTTTACTACTTCTGGCTTCTTACATAGGTATTGTTCTCATAGAAGTTGGAAAATGCCTAGATGGTTAGAAGTATTCTTATTAGGCAGTACCACAGCATTACTTAATCAACCTGCAATGGGTTGGGCGGCTGTACATTTATCTCATCACGTTCACACAGATAAAGAAGGCGACCCTCATGGTCATATGCATAGTATATGGGATAACTTCTGTGTGTTTAACAAAGTGCCGCCAATAAGACACATACCTCGTTGGATGCTTAGAGATAGGTTATATGCTAAACAAACCAAATACTATTGGGAAACAGCAATTACTTTACAAGTGATTGTATCATACTTTTTAAGTTGGCAAGTAATGGTATCTCTAATTTCTATATCGTATCTTTACCAAGTAGGACTTAATTTAGTAGGGCACTCAACAGAATTAAAGCCACGCAATAGTTCACTACTTGCTATACCTTGGATGGGTGAATTATACCATGCAAATCATCACTGGAATCCAGGTGATGCTAGGTTTGGATTACTAGATGGCACCTATTATTTCATGATAAAATGGGCAGAAATGCTAGTTCCGAGCCAAAAAACCGTTAAGAAATCTTAAAAACCTACTAAAATCAACGGTCTACACCTTACGAAAACGGTTGACAAATTGCCAATATTTGCTATAATAGTTGTATAAATTAAATAAAGAAGGCAATTTATGTACAACATTTACCAAATCAAACTAAGCGAAGAAGTATACAACTTTGTTAACGGTCCAGAAGGCGGACACACAAAGACTTCTGAAAAGTACCCAGAGTACAATGCTCATATGGAAGTAATGCATAAAGGTTCAGAAGGATTTACTACTGATATGTTTGAGCATTACACTAAGGTATGTGAAGTTGCTAACTTTGAAGGTCCAGTTAATAGCGAATTAGAAGAAGTATTCAAAATCCTAAATGGTTACTACTACAACGAAGACACAGACACAGACGAAACGTTTGATGCTTTCGTTAGTGGCTTTAAGATGAAGACTTACTTAAACAAGAAGACTAAAGAAGTGAGTGAATATAGAGACATGCATTCACTATCAGTTGGTGACATTGTTGAAGACACTTCAACTGGCGAGTTCAACATTGTAGATGGTATGGGCTTTGCACAAATTCAAATAAATAATTTAGAAGTTGCATAACATGAAAGAAAGAGCAATACTATTTGCCACTGAGGCACACGGAAGCCAAGTACGAAAGTACTGTGGTTCTCCGTATATCACTCATCCTATCGCAGTATCAGAGATTGTTGAATCAGTTGATCATACTGAAGAAATGGTAGTGGCGGCTATATTGCATGATGTTGTTGAAGATACTGAAGTAACAATTGATGAGATTACTAAAGAGTTTGGACCTGATGTTGCAGAGCTTGTTTATTTTTTAACAGACATCTCTGTTTTAGAAGATGGCAACAGAGCACACAGAAAGCAATTAGATGCTGAGCACAATGCTAAAGGTCCAGCTGGAGCACAAACTGTTAAGGTTGCTGATTTAATTCATAACAGTTCAGACATATCTGTACAAGATCCTAGGTTTTGGAAAACATACAAAATTGAGAAGTTGCACACTTTGAGCTTGTTGGATAAAGCAGACCCTTCACTTAAAGCAAGAGCAAGAGCACAAATTATGGATGTAAAGTAATGAGCAAACAATTTGATCCTAAGGAATTAGAAAATAGTAAACGAATCTATAAATCGGCAACACCAAAGCAAGATTTAAGTTGGTATGTTAAATGGTGTGCAAGTGCCTTCATATTAATAGCTGTAGTGGCAAGAAGCGCCGGCATAGAATACCATATGATTGATGTATGGTTTAGTTTAGTAGGAACAATGGGCTGGCTCACAGTTGGCTTACTTTGGAAAGACAGGGCATTAATTATGCTTAATGCTGTTATTGTCACTGTATTAGCACAATCAATTGTGCGGGGTTTAGTAGGTTTAGTATGATCGATATATTACAAGAAGTAACTGATTGGGGAAATTATTCTGTTAGTAATGGCATTTATCATGTTAACGGTGCTGGACAGTTAGTAGCATATAAACCGCTAGTAGGCGACTTAAAAACATTTAAGAATCCTTTAAAGCAGTTTAGCAAGAGCAGACGTAAGTTCGTTAAACTCGGTGAACGAGAAGAAGGACTTGCGGCTGGTGTTGTTACAGTACAAGGTTCAAATGGTAAAGTATATACTATTGATGACGGAAAATGTTCATGTCCTGGATTCACGTTTAGAGGCAATTGTAAACACATCAAATAAATAGTAGTATGGAAAACATTATGTTAGTCGAACCAAACCATCAATCGTTACACATTAGATCAGATATAGATCCTTTTAGTGCGACTGATGTAGTTTGGCATGATAGACAAACAGAAATGTTACAACTTATGAAAGATAGGTTTGGCATAGGACTAGCGGCTCCACAATTAGGTGCTAGTTACAGAATGTTTGTAATGAATCATAGAACAATTGGCGACATGGGAGTTTATAATCCTGAGATTATTTCTCAATCTGAAGAAACAATTTGTCAAGAAGAAGGTTGTTTAACGTTTCCATTACTATTTTTTATGGTAACAAGACCGGCAACATGCGTTGTTAAGTTTCAGGACTGCTTTCAAAAAGAACACACATTAGAGCTAGACGGTACAGACGCACAATGTTTTCAACACGAATTCGATCACTTAGAAGGTAAATTATTTTTAGAATATGCAAGTGATATGAAATTGCAAAGAGCAATGAAGAAACGTGAAAAGCGAGTTAAACAAATAATGAAGATGCAAAAATGACAAAAACAGTAGAACAAATAAACGAAATGATCAGTACAAGTGATGCAATATTATTCATGAAAGGCACACCTCATAAACCAGAATGTGGCTTTAGTGCTAAAGTAGTACAAGCACTTATAGAAGTCGGCAAGCCATTTAGTTATGTAGATATATTAGCAGACCCTGAAATTAGAGCAACACTTCCTAGTGTTAGTGATTGGCCTACATTCCCGCAACTGTTTGTTAAGGGAGAGTTAGTTGGTGGATGTGATATTATTACAGAGATGCACCAAAACAATGAACTAGCACCTATGTTCGAGTAGGTAGCGTATGGAATATCCGTTCTTTGTTAATAACTTTGACAGGGTTAAAAACCACAAGATACAGTTCCCGGCAGTAAGCAAGATATTTGAACATCCTGTTTCTTTTTGGTATGGCGAACGTAACGGTAAAGGTTGCAAAGATCTACACAAAGGTATAAATCGTTTACTAACAAGATCCTTACCACAACTACCTGTATTTGTTATATACAATTTGCCTTCACGAGATATGGGGCATTACAGTAAAGGTGGTGCAAGTGGTGAAGAAGATTATATAGATTTCTTATTTCAGTTCTGTAACGGGATTGGGGAACATAGTCCTATAGTTATATTTGAGCCTGATGCATTACCTCATAGCACTTTAATGGACAAAGAAGATAGAGAGTTTCGTATTAAGCTCATGAAACACGGTCTCGAAGTACTAACAACACATAGTAATGCTATTGTTTATGTTGATATAGGCCACAGCAATTGGCTGGAACCTGATGTTGCAGGCAAGTTAATTAACTCTGTTACTAATAAGCATGTACGTGGATTTAGTGTTAATGTAAGTAACTTTAGAAGTACGGAAGAGAGTGTTAAATGGGCTCTTAGACTTACAGAGAACACGTCTAACAAGCGTTTTGTTATCGATACTAGTCGTAATGGCAACGGACCCTATGGAAACGACTGGTGTAATCCTCCGGGAAGAGCATTAGGCATTCCGCCTACTTGTGATACAGATATAGATAAATGTGATGCGTTTCTTTGGGTTAAAATACCTGGGGAATCAGATGGTACAGGTAACGGTGGTCCAAGGGCTGGGAAGTTTTGGGCTGAATACGGAAGTGAGTTAGTTCTTAATAAAAAAGATTAACTAACACCACTTGGATCTAAGTCATCATCGTCAACTACGTCAACACTACCTTGTGAACCATCTCCAGTCATATCATCACCTGCTGGTACTTCTAAACTGTTTTCTAAGTAATGTTTGCAATCGCCAATATAAGTTTGTGCTTTAACAATTTTAGCCTGCCACCAATGTGGGAAGTCAGAATCTGGAAGTTCGTCTAACATTTTATATAGTTCTACACAGTATTTACCCATTTCAAATAAGTTTCTTTTGATCATGTCTCTTTCGTTATCAACATGTCCTACTGCTAGTTTTTCGTTATCGCTATCACCAGCATCTCTTTCATCAATTGCTGAGTTATCAACATCGTATGAATCAAGTAATGTAGTTGAACGAGGTTGCTCTATAATAGTCGGCTTATTAACTAACTTTGTAGGCTTAATACCAGCTAACTGTTGTAGTTTTTCTATTTCGTTCATTTTATAATCCTGCTAGTTTTCTAAGCTCTGCTACTGTTTCTGCTAGAGCGTTATCAATTGCTAAATCTAATCCTTCAGTTGTCTCAGGTTCTAGCTTTTTAACGACGCCCGCCATTCCTGGTAAGTTTGGTTGATGCGGGTCCGGTTTTGGTAATGCTAGTTCACCTTGACTTGGACGTTGTCTTGATTGAGACATCTTCAATCCTAATGCTTCATACTCTCTTCTACTGATAGTACGGTTGCTAGTTGATATAGCGCCTTCGGTAGAAGCAGTTGGTGGTATAATAGCAAGTATTGTTGCAGGAGGATGTACCATAGTTAATATAGAGCCTGCTCTGTATTCTTTGCCACTATGAGTATCTGTTAACTTCCATCTAGCGGCGTCTTCTGCGTCGTAACCGTTACCGTCCGGATCTTGTGGGGTCGAATCCAGCTCGTCTAAGGACTCTTCTTGGTTAATTTCATCATCACCTACCATATTGTAATTGTCTACAAAGTCATCACTGTCATAGTCTGTGCCAGCCATGTCATCTGCATTTTTCTCTGCACTTACATCCTGTGCCGCCGGCAGTAATACTTCTTCTCTGTACCTTTCGTACCTTTCTTCAAAGTTATCTTTGCCAACATAATCTGGAGCAAAGTGATATATCATATCCTGCACCAAATCTTCTTCTTTTTGTCCAACGTATGCATGTAATTCTTCATCACTCATCTCAGAGTTTTGTTGTTCTGGCGCACTTTCTTTTTTAACTGGTAAAGCATCTACATCTGCTTTATTTAATTTGGACCCTAAATCTCGTACACTCTGTTGAAATTTTGGATCTTGAAAAGCGTGGCCAGTCTCAGGATCAAGAGGTTTAAGGACCTTATGGCTAAACTTGCTGGTGTCTTTATTCATTATTAATGAATTAGATATCTTTGTCATAGCGTTTGCAAAATCTTCAATACCACTGAAAGGACCATATGTTTTTTCACCATCTACTGTAATGTATGAATCGTATTCGCCTTCGCCTGCATTCTTGTAAGATGTTGTTATTCTTTTTTCAATAGTGTCATGCTCACCTTTTCCAAACTTAGATGCTACTTTTTGCATTATTAAGTTTTTTATCTTACTAAAATTTAATTCGTCTATTCTTTTTTCACCTATAATAGATTCAACAACTGAAGAAAGATCTAATGATTCGTCTTGGTCGTTGTTAATATATTTTTTGTATACGGGTTCTGCGTGAGCATCGATTTCATCTTGTCCTGGTTCATCTTGATCATCGTCACTAGCTCCAACATAACCTGAACCATTACATTTTTCACAGTCATAGTTTTCACCATCTTCATCTTGGTGTACTCCTGTTCCATCACAGTGGTAACACTCGCCACCTTCGCTAACTTCTTGTCTTTCTAAGCCAGCCATTTGTCTCAGGTCATTGAGATCGTTAGTTTCTTCCATTTCTAATTCATCATCATCTGGCTGTGAATCATACTCTGGGTCATCTAAACTGACCATTTCTGGCTCTTCATTATCTAATGAATCTATGCCAGCTTGAAATTCATGTGGTTCATCATCAAAGTTATCCAAGTCTGGGTCTTTCTTGTGTAATACCATGTTGTTGATTGCATTGTTTACTAATGATAATGTCCATTTGCGATCTTCGTCGCCTAATCCCATTACTCCATCTTCTGGTAACCTATCAATAATATTACTTAATCTGTCACTTGCGGCAAAGCCTTCGTCATCGTTGGCTAATCTAGCATTAATCTCACCTAATACATAACCTGGTGAACGTGCTAGTACTTTTAAAAATTGTTCTTTCTTAACTGCTGGGTCATTTATGTCAGCACCATCTGGAAACTGGTTAGCCATGCTTTTAGCTCTTTGTTTGCTATTAATTGGCTTACCGGTATCAACACTAATCATATCTTCTGGTCCAATATCTGTAAATCCTACAGAGTTTGGATTGCTTGATGCCGCCTTCTCAGGTCTTTCGGCCGCATTTTTCTGATCTTTTGAGCTAACTCCTGGTTCGTAGTCCATATTCCCTTTGCCTGGTGCAAAGTTAACTGGAGCTTCGTCGAGCAAGCCTGCTAATTTCTTTAATGTTTCTAATGATTCTTTCATAATATTACCTGTAATTTTATCATATACCAAATCAAAAATACCTTGATTAAACTCTCCCATTGTCTTAGTAAATACATCTTTAGCACTATCTAAGTCTGGTGCAGTTAATAAAGCCTGCCTAAATGCACTTGCACTTGCGGCTTCATTCTCATCACCTATAGTTGGTGCAGAGTATACATAACCTCTTTGATCGCCTGGTAATGCATGGTCGCTAGTTGTATTTATCATTTGTAAGTAACTTGCTGAGCCATCCTTCTTTGGTTTGAAACTAAATCTAGGATTCCCTTCCATATCCTTACCGCCTACAGCAAAAATTAGTTTAGTATTAGACAAGTCAAATGTATTTTCGTATGCTTTCCAGTTATATAATTGATTATTAATGATAATCCTATCCTCAGGAATACCATGTTGTTGCATCATAATCTGACGTTTTTCATCAGCAGTAAATGGTGACCTGCCTGCTTCAACTTTATCTGCTGTAACAATGTGTACTTCTGCATCAGGAAATTCAGACTGTAAGTGCCGGTACACTTCCGCATGGTGCGGTAGCATTGGTTGAAATCTTCCTGGATATAAAACAACTGTTTTCATATTAGTATTTATCAGAAAGGCCGCCAAAGACTAAGTTCGCCTATCTCCACGTGTTGTGGCAGATTAATAGCATAAGCAATAGGTTCTGCACATTCTTCAGGTGTAAGCATATTAACATTATCTTTTACATGAGACGTCATTGCTGTTTTAACATATCCTGGGTTTACATTAATCATTCTGCATCTGCGTTCTCTGTCTGAAAACATTAATAAGAATGCTTGGTGATATAGTGCGGCCTTTAATGCTGAGTAGCCAGTTTCGTTACTGCTAAGTCCTGGATACTTGCTTAGACTGACAATGTTTACAATAGTTTTAGTCTCATCATATTTCCATAGTTCCCAAAGTTTATTAAGTATTATCATTTGAGCCATTCCGTGGAATGCGTTATTAACGAATACATCTGATTTCTTTACTGCTCGTATAATCATATCAGTATCAGTGGCAATATTAAAACCGTTAGTCCTGCTAAAGCCTTCTACGTCATGCTCTATAGAAAGGTTATCATACAATGCTTTGCCTATACCTTTACTGTGACCTGTTATTGCTATTTTCATATTATCCCTCGTATTTTACTCCAACTATGTGATATCTGTCTTGCCAACCAAAGTTAATTGCACTATGCAATCCTGTTGTATTAACTTGGTATGCATTACCTACTTCTAAATGATGCATCTTTGGTTCTGTTCTTTCATTAAAAAACATTAAGTATGCGTCTGGATTAGTTATTACAGGAATATGTACTCGTATGTTCTTCTTACCGTTATCGCTGTCTGAATGGATGCTGTAATTACTATGCGATGATAATTTTAGCAGTCTCCAACGTGTATATCCTGGGAAGTGTGAAATAATCTCATCAAATATAGTATCATGGAGGCGGGCGTTAAGTTCACAGTATGCTTTTTCTGGAAACTTTAGATTTTTTATTTTGCCTGTACTTTCTTCCCAGTTGTTATTACCGAGCACACTTGTTAGTGTTAATTGATTAGGATTTGAAAATCCAACATCACTTAATAAATTATCTAGTTCAGTATGTAAACGTTCTGGGTCTATTGAAAAGTCTAATTTAGTTACATGGGGTTCCATGTTTGTATTTATAAGGTTTTTGTTATTTTGATAGGTAGATCTGAACCTGGACGACACTTAATTAATGAGAACTTGCATCCTGCCGGTACCATCATTTGTTCATTTGTTCTAACTGAGAATGGAGCTTTTAAATTGTATTTAAATTTCCAGCCATCTCCTAAAACTTTAATGTAGCAAATTGTATCGAACTTGCCGTGATAGTCATTGTCTAGTACTAGTTCTTGCTCCACCAAGGTTCCTTCATTTGGCGAGATTCAACTTTTTTAGATGAAGCGGCAGGTTCTGGTAATTTTGCTTGTTTCCTTAAGAAGTCTTCCACATCTTGTCTGTTAGGATCATAACTTACTCTGTTAGTTTTGAAGTTTGGATTAAACTTGATATTTAAGTTTATTAATGTTCTTTGGCCACCTGCATCTGCATATACATCTAAAGCCTTGTAATAATGTTGTGCTAAGTCTGAATCTTCGCCACCTTGTTGAACGTGAGCATGTAAAGCCTTGCCGAGTTCGCCGTCTTTGGCTGTAGGAGCCAATGCGTTAATACCTAACAATGACATAATTAATGCTCCAATACCAAGACCTTTTCTAATTCTTCCGTTACCTTCATCTAGTTGTACATCGTAAGTTGTTAATGCAACAGATTTAAATACTTCTACTAGTTCTGGCTTCTCACTTTGTAACAACGAAAATAGTTCGTATACGTCTAGTTTTGCATCTTCGTTAACTAACACATTTCTTAATAGTTTTGCAACTTTGCGTTCGTTAGTTGTATTACTTTTGGTAACTACGTTAATTACTTTAGTATTTCTAACTGCGGCGCTGGTAGGATTTAACATAGTTGGCTCACTTTCTTCTACTGACTCACTGTTTCTTGCATCGTACTCTGCATCTTGACGATCCATCTCTTCATCATCAATTCTGTTTTGTAATGTTCTAATCAAGTCGTCAAATGGTTCTTCTAAACCGTATATAGCAGATTCCAATTCATTTTTTGCTTGGAATACAGCATTTTCTAAGTACTCTAATTCTTTTGTTACTTCCTCGACACTTAAATCATCAGCAATAGATCCTACTGCTGACATAATATCAATAGCAGTATCGTCCCATTTGATGCCTTTTGTTGTCGCACGAGCTTGATCTCTCGCCGTTTCGGCCTTTTGAAGTAAGGCTTCGTCTTCGGGGGTCTCTGATAAAATACTACTATCTACTATCTCTTTTAAGTTCATAGTAGTATTTATCAAAGAAGGGAAAAAACTATTTAGTTTCTTCCTTGTACAATGTCCACGCACCGTAGGCGAGGCCGCCCCATGCCGCAAACTTAATCATTGGACTGGCTACCATAACAAGTAAACTAATACCTATAATAACTCCGCCGTCCCAAGATGTTCTTTCTGCTAGTCTGGATGTGATCCAGCCTTTTGCTAATTTTAAATAATTCATGATTGCACTCCTTTATTATTTATTTGGTTTTACACCAATGGTTTATGAATGTTCGTCTGTCTGTGTAAAAAACTTATTGAATGTAACGCTTTTAGAACCGCGTGGTTCCACTGTATATCCAACTAAATTACCTAGTTCCTGTAAAGCGTCAATGTTTGTGTGATAAGATTTACCATCTGAGAATTTGTCTCTTAACCAATCTTCGGTTTTATTTACAGCGATTTTAATTGATTCACCGCCACTTACTACAAAAGGTGCTTCGTCTAAATCAATAGACGGCCCTTTCTTTTTGAGTTCTTTTTTCTTATCCTGATGTGTTACAGGTCTATTGAACTTTTCAATGTTCTTTGCAACAGGATTTCTTTTTGTGTTATAAGGTTTTGGCTTCTGAGGTTTATTACCTTCTTGAGTTTTCTTAGTCACTGGCTGTGAGTCAACCTTCCCATCTGGGTATTTTTGTTTGAGTATTGTTTTATATGAATTTATTTTATCTTTAGTGACATTTGGCATCACAATGCGACCATTTACGCTGATGTGGAACAAATTATTATTAACACTTTCAGTAGTAATATAGTCTTCGAACTCCGGAGGATACATTCCTGATATTAATTCACCTACGGCCGAACTTGCTTCGTCGCCTGGGTTACTCATAAAGTCTCTTAAATGTTGTGGACTTTTTAAATCATTATGTGTTAAATCGCGAGCAAAGTCATATAAATTACTTTCTAGGTCTTCCATACTAATAAAAGAACCCGGTCCTTTACTTTCTAAATATTCTCTTATATGAGGAATCATTAGTTTTGTGATGTCGTTACGTTCTTCGCCTTCGTTAACTGTTTCGGGGTCTTCGTTTTTAACCATGTCAACTATTTTTTTACCGCCGTACAATAATGCAACTACTGCCAATATAGGTAAGCCGTATTGTTTTACATATTTAATAACAGGTTCAACAGTTTCGCCTATACCTTTTAAAAATTCTGCCACAGCCGCAAGCTCATCTTTGTAAGCAACGCCGGTGCCTACTGCTATTGCTGTTTTTGGATTTTTTACTGCTACTTTAGTTGTACCTTTAACAAGTCTCCATCCTTGTTTAATTAACCAAGGAGCGGCAACTCTAGCCGCTGACCATACTGCAGGTGCCAAAAATGCAACTTCGTCTAATGGTTTAATATCTTCGCCGACAAGTTTTCCCCTCATAGGGTGCTTCGAAGAACCACCCCTATTGGGTTTTACTATTTTCGGTCTTGGGCTAGAAGCCTTTGCTATCTTAAGTTCTGCAATTCTCATAAGGAACCGGTTTAGGCAATGTTACCTAAATCGCTGTTACTATTTTGAGCCGCGTTAATTGAACCGTAATCTGTAACAGTTACAGAATCACTTGCTAACACAATACTTAATGTACCTGTGCCTGCACTTGCAGTTCCTGGAGTAACTTTTAAAGATATAGCAGTTGAACTACCGTACTCATATTGGAACTGAGAGTGATATTGACCTACTTTAAGTATGTCTGCATCACCGGCTCTAATAAATCTAGCAATGTTACCTGAATCACCAACTTCCACATAAGTAGCAGTATTGTTTGATGCTGTCCAGGCAGTCGGAATATCAACTGTTACTGATATAATTCTTGAACCTGCACTTATAGTTGCAACGTTAGTTGTTCCGCTGTCATATTCAAAGTCAACAGTAACATGTTGTACTAAATCTGCCGCTACTGCGTCTAACTGAGCTTTAGTAATAGCTTCAGTGGATACTGTTGCGTCTGCAATTTTTAATTTCTGTAATGCTCCGCCATTAGCATAAAAGCCAATTTCACTTGAAGTGCCGGTTATATACGACCCTTGCTTGCCTAATTCAACATTTGCATTTAAGCCTGCTAAATTATATTTTTTTACTGTAGCCATTTGTTATCCCCGGGTAAATGTAAAAGTTTGTTTCACTAAACATATTTATCTAAATTAAGAGATTGACATTAATTTAATATGCTGTATAATATAGTTTTTATGGAGATACATAACATGAGCTGGAATTATCGAGTGATTAAGCATGTTTACGAAGAAGAAGAGTTCTTTCAGATACACGAAGTGTATTATGATGATAACGAAAACCCTCATAGCATGACAGAAGAGGGCATAGTTCCTTATGGCGATACCACCGAAGAATTAAGTAGATCAATGATACATATGATGGGTGCATTAATTAAGCCTGTGCTAGATGCAAAATCTTTTGGACCAGATCCAGATCCAAACGCTACTATTTCAACAACTTTAGGACTTTTAAATAAAAATATTTAGCGAGCCAACAATTGTATAACCACGCCATAGACACTAATAAATAATGGTAGAGGCAAACATTATGAAAAAGATAAAAAATACTAACTTCTATATACCAACTGGTGATACTTACTTAACAACTAAACCAGCGTATAAGCTAGAAGAATATGAAATGGCAAAACCATTTTTCAAGGACAAAAGCGTTGCAATAGACGTTGGTGCCCATGTTGGCTTTTGGACAACAAGATTGCTTGGCGAGTTTACAAGGGTTATTGCAATAGAACCTTGTGAAGACTTTATTAAGTGTTTAGAAATAAACACAGTCGAAAACGAAGCTAGATTAGAGATACATGGTTGTGGTTTAGGTAATGAGAACAACGTAATACTAGAAATAGATCGTGTAAAATCAAACTCTACATTAACTTCTACAGCAGATTGGATCTGTGACGAACAAACAACACAATATTGTTTAGATAATATGATTAAAGACAAACTATTAGATGTAGCGATTAAAAAGCCGCTAAGTATAGACTTTATTAAGATATCTGTTGAAGGTTACGAACTTGAAGTTTTATTAGGTGCAGTAGCAACTATTAAAAAGTGGAAGCCTACTATATTTGTTGACGTTAAAGTAATGGAAGACGATAACGTTGCAGAATTTATGACCGAACAAGGTTATATAATTGCAGATGATGATTTAAGTTCATATGTTTGGATCCACAAAGACAATGAGTGATAAAAACTTTCTAGTTTTTAAAAATTATACAATTACTGACCACACTAAGTGGTTCAATGATCGAAGTGACGAGCCCAACCTTGTTGCTAATTATAATGCTATGGAAAAAATTGCTACTGCTTCGGCACTTAAAAACGTAGAGAACTTAAACGAAATCAAAGTGTTTAGAGGAGAAGCTGATAACATCAGAGATGTATTCAAAAAAAACTTCTATGAGATTTACGAACTGTGGCAAAAAGGCAATAATGTTCTGTATGCTGATTTAGATGTTGTTTTTACACAACCTACTAATTACTTTACTACTGATAATATATTTCGTATGTACAACTTAACTGACCCAACATCAGTTACATGCGAACATTACAATATAGAATTCAAGTACTATTTCAATTGTGGAATAAGATACTATCCAAAAGATATGAGTCAAACAGTTTGGGATTTAGGTATTGAGATGGTTGAGAATTGGAATCCGGACCGTTGGGATTGCGAACAAATTATTTACAATGCAATGATGTGGAGCCAAGAAGTGGCACCTGATGATGTTTATAATACAGAACTTGCTTATCAGTTATTACACGATCCTAGAACTTCTCAAGGCACGTTAATGAATAAGAATTTTAATCAAATAGATTTAAATCAATCTTGTGCTGTACATGTGCATGGCAGTCGTGGGAGTACGGATAGATTATCCTTGATGGAAAATTTGTCTAACAACAAAATTCCAATTGTAGAAGAAACTTTATTTTTATAAAGCATTGCGGCGCCGCATAACTCTATCAAAACGTGGACAGATATTGCAGTACTCTTTGTACTATGTAGCCTATTCTAAGAGGGAGGCGATATCATTTTTGTTAGACTGAATTAAGTCTGTCCATACTAATATTTACGAAAATATGAATTTTATCCTAAGAAATACCCTTTTTTTAGCCAATTTTACGGTTGACAACTAATTAAAACAGTATATAATAGTACAAATAACAAAATTAGGACTCTATATGTTACTTAACAAACCAATCAAAGAAGGTTCGATCATTACAGTTAAACTTAATAGCGGAGAAGAGCTAGTTGCTAGGTTTGAAAGCGATGATGACGTGCTGTTGAATATCACTAAAGTAAGAACAGTTGCACACGGCCAAGATGGATTAGGAATTATACCTTGGATGATGACATCTCAAAGTAACACAATTTCAATAAATAAAACTACAGTGGTTGCATACACAACGACAGATGACGCCATAGCGAAGTCATACCAACAGAATACTACTGACATAAAACTAGTTTAATTACTAGTTTAAACTAGAGGTATATACGGATGACTACATTTATTAGAGTTTGTTACGTTGGTCTTGCTATTGCTGTTGTTATTAGTCTTTTTGATAATGAAACAAAAGAGCCAATATCAAAGCCTAACGTTGAAGCAGTTAAGGAAGTAAAAGCAGAACCTGTAGCAAAAGTTGTAGACACAGACCAAATGATTTGTCTTGCAACAAACATATATCACGAAGCACGTGGCGAATCTGTTAATGGTAAGTTTGCAGTAGGCAATGTTACTTTAAATAGAGTTAATCATAAAAACTATCCAAATACTATTTGCGGAGTTGTGTATCAAGCAAGTTATAAAGAAAACTGGAAAGGCAAAATGGTTCCAAGAAGGCACAAGTGTCAATTTAGTTGGTTCTGTGACGGGAAGTCTGATACTATTGTTTTAAAAACAGCAGAAGGCAAAATCATAAAAGGTAACATGGTGGCTTGGGAAGAAAGTTTAACTGTTGCATCATCCTTACTAAAGCATGACATATTTGATAACACTTACGAAGCCACACATTATTACAACGACAAATTAGCAGATCCTCATTGGGCAACGGCATACCAAAAAGTTGCTTACATTGAGAATCATGTTTTTCATAAGATGGGAGAAGTTTTTTAAAAAGTTACGGATATAACTTTTGCATACATACGATAAATACATACTTAATACACACAATAACGTAGGAGTAGTAGGTATGTATGAGTATAGAGTAAATATAGCAAGAGTGGTTGATGGTGATACCGTTGATGTAGACATCGATTTAGGATTCGGAGTTTGGCTTCGAGACGAAAGAGTTAGAATGATGGGAATTGATACACCTGAATCTAGAACAAGCGATCCTGTAGAGAAAGTCTTCGGGAAAGCCGCTAAAGCAAAACTAATATCATTACTAGGAGAGACAGCAATTTTAAAAACTCAGGTCAGCAAGAACGGCGAAGACATGAAAGGTAAGTTTGGTAGAATACTAGGCGACTTTGATGTTGAGTGGAACGGTGAAATGAAACCAGCAACAGATGTTCTTATTGAAACCGGTCATGCAGTAGCATACTTTGGTGGAAGTAAGGAAGAAGTTCAAATGAAACATATGGCTAACAGAAGTAAACTTATTTCTGAAAGTGTAGTTGATATAAGCAGAGAAGATGCAGGCTTAGAAGACTAATTTTTAATCGAGTGATGCCCAACCCAGTTGGGCTAGTTCACAAACAAACAGAGACATGGCAACAAAAAGCAGTAAAAAAAACGTAACAGTATATCTAATTCCAGAAGGTGAGAAAAGAGATTCTCACACTTATCATTACACAGCAGTTAAAACTAAAACTCTTACTCAAGAGAATAGAAAGTTAAGATTAAAGAAATATAACCCAGCAAAAAGAGTCCACGAATGGTTTATAGAAACAAAACTGCCTAAACATCAAAAATAACCAATAAAACTTAAATTCAGGTTGACTAATGCCTAAATAGGCTGTATAATAAATTTTAAACAGTCGAGGTATGTTAATGAATAAGAGATTTTATAGTGGGAAGACTTACAGTCATTCTACTGGACATAGTTGTGCATTTAGGCAATGGCGAGCAGATAGTCATTGCAACTTAATACACGGTTATGCATTACAATTTGAGTTACAATTCGGCAGTGAAGGATTGGATGACAGAAATTGGGTAGTAGACTTTGGTGGACTAAAGCCACTTAAAGAATGGTTAAAACTAATGTTTGATCATACTTACTTAGTAGCAGAAGATGATCCAGAAATGGAAACAATTGAAATGTTACAAGCTAAAGGCTTAATTGATATTAGAGTAGTACCAGCAGTAGGATGTGAAAGATTTGCAGAACTAGTGTTTGATAAAGCTCAAGACATCATTGAAGAACAATATGGTAAAAGGTGTTGGGTACAGAAAGTTACAGTTAGGGAGCATGAACATAATAGTGCTACCGTAGAACTTAATGATCATGTAAAAACGAGATTTATTCCACACCCATAATAGTTTCTATAGTCTGATTTTTGCGTTCTGACGCTAGTTTTGTACAGACTTTAAACAACAAAAACAAATTGCTAGACTACTGATCAATGTCTATAAACCGATCAGAGTAGAATGTAATCAGTCAACCGCACTTGGACTGTCAAAATAGTGCATGAGAGTAGCATGTGATAGATACCCGAGTGGTATTTCGTAAACGAGGTAGGATAAAAGTGAATAGAGTAGAATCAAAACCACACCTAGTAAAGTCCTCAAGTGTACCGTATCTATCTTACTTGCTCCCTTCGTCTAGTGGTTAGGACACCGGGTTTTCATCTCGGCAACGGGAGTTCGACTCTCCCAGGGAGTACCAGATTCAATGGTCTGTTAATATAATGGTTATTATGCGGGATTGTCTATCCTGATATAAGGGTTCGATTCCCTTACAGACCGCCAATGGTGGACGTAGCTCAGTTGGTAGAGCCCCGGATTGTGGTTTCGGAGGTCGCGGGTTCGAACCCCGTCGTTCACCCCAGTTTAATGGTCCCGACAGTGACCATGTTGACGAATGAATGCTGTCATACTAAAGAGAGAAAAACAATGAGAAAATAACAAGTGTTGAATGAAGAAAGCCTTACTGACGAGTAGGGCTTTTTTATGTCAGTTTTTCCTTGAGAGGGTTTACTATGAGACTTGCTAAGAATTTTACATCATGTGATAACTTATAATTGTGTCTTACTGCTTCTATATTAGGTTGTTTCGAAACCATAATATCAATTACTGCTTCAATGCGTTCATCACCAAATTCTAAGTGATCGTAAAGCTCTGTGTATTCCATTATATAGCCTGCGTCAACTAATCCTTTGTTTAAATTCTTAGGACCAATAGTTAAAACAGGTATACCAGCCATCATTCCTTTAAAAGTTTTTTCTGTGTTAAACTTGATATGCGGATATGTTTCACATGCAAACTTCCATGTGTACTTTCCAGCGTAACGTTTGTTTAAAGGTATACAATCTTTAAATAATTCTATTGTGCTGTTTGGTAGAACTTTAGGTAAAGCTGATTTGTATTTCTTTACAAAGTCTTTAACAGACTCTGATTGTTCAAGTGAATGTCCATATCTACCTAGTCCTACGTTAGGACTTTTAAAGTAATCGCCAAGTTGTCCGTCCTCATCAAAGTTTACTGTTAAACTCCAATCACAATGTTCATCTAGTAGATCTAACTCAGCCAGTCTTGCTAGTGTTTGCAGTCTGCCTGGTCTAGGTTTATGGTTGGGGAAGAAACAACGTTTGTCTTTAGGTAAATCTATTACACTCTCAGGTACAACATTTCCTGTTCTCACAGTTTCACTATAAGTTATAAGTGGGAATACTGGTATACATAATGTGTCGTTTCCAAATTTATCAAATGCACCACTGGCGTTTAGTATCCTTTTGTCATTTAAATAATGCAGAGGCAAGTATAACTCTACATGGTAACCGCCATCGATATAATCATAGACAATAATATTATAAGTGTCAATTAAATTTTCACGTTGCTTTAATTCTAATTGCATAAAGTCATAAGCATTTATCTCAAACCAATAGTTTGACAAATCTTTTACCATCAGTGTTGATAATGCATCAATGGTTACACCATCTGCACCAAACATTTTTCCAAAACCGATGCCTGCTTCATCACATTGTTTTTTAATCTCATCACCGAACTCTGGATTATTATAAAAAATACCTATTAATCCAGGGTGATCCATTGCATCGCTAAATGAATATTTTAGTTTGCTGTATGTTTGTGACCTTTCTGTAGAAATCTTTTCTAAGTATATCATACCCATATTTATAGGATGCCCATCCTATTTCTAACGACTTGTGGCTACAAGAAACGATAAATATGTATATGCTATTCGGACTATTAACATTGTTTACCGCTTTAGCCATTGCAGGTGTTGCCGCATGGTTTAGTATAGTGGGCCTTATGACGTTCTTTCAAGGAGCGGCGTTATCTATTGCTATAATGGCAGGAACACTTGAAGTAGGCAAACTTGTAACTGTTAGTTGGTTATACAGATACTGGAAAGAAACTTCTATACTGGTAAAAACTTACTTGAGCATTGCTGTGATTTTTTTAATGCTTATAACCAGCATAGGAATATTTGGTTATCTAAGTAAAGCACACCAAGAAGTATCAGGTAGCAGTTCAGATGCATTTGCTATTGTAGAAAGACTAGACAGTCAAGTGTTAAGAGAAGAAAATAAAATAGGTATACTTGAAGACCGTATTGCTAGTTTACAAACTGGCGGTGGCTTAGACGTTAGCTCAAGCATACAACAGCAAATACTAATTAGAGACGGTGCATGGGAAAGAGTACAAGGCGATATTGATTACGCTCAAGTACAAATCCGAAGCATCAGAGATCAACTAGTCATTGACCTCAAATCACAAGATGATAAACTAATACCGTTGGACAGCATTGTAAACAGTTATGCCGATCAAGGCACTACTACAACAGAAACAGACGCAGGCGGATTATTTAGAAGTGCCGAAATAGAAGTAGTAGACAATGTTGCTAAAGCAAACGAAGTAAGGCAAGAACAAAAAGCAGAACGTGATGCTATTGCAGACGAGAAAAATAGTTTACGTTTACTTTCCCAAACTGATATAAACTCGCAACAAACAAACATAAATAGGTATAGGGCTCAAGCACAGACTACTATAGACGATGCAAACGAAGAAATTAACAAACTGCGTGATAGCAGTAGTGCAAACCAGGATGACGCTATACTAAAGATAGATGATTACAACACAGAAATTGATACAATTTATGATGGTATAGTTGTAATTAAAGACGAAAGATTTGTAGCCCAACAAGTTGTAAGGGATTTAGAAAAAGAAATAGGTCCTATTAAATATGTTGCTGAACTTGTATACGGTGCAAGTGATGAACAAGTATTAGATCAAGCAATTAGATTATTTATTATATTGCTTGTTGTTGTATTTGATCCATTAGCAATCATGCTACTTATAGCCGCCAACCAAACACTCCTAAGATTTGGTATTAATCTAGAAGACACAGGTCCGAAGCCACATTTTGTTGATGAAATAATTAATCCTTCCGAAGACGACATAATAGATACTTATAAACAGATGGCAACATCTATTGCCACCCCTGACGACAAAAATCAAAAAAAAAGAATAACTGATTTAGAAAAGCAACTAGCAAAAAAGCCTAAAACAGTAGAAGTAATTAAAGAAGTTGAAGTAGTAAAGGAAGTACCAGTCGAGATAGAAAAAGAAATTAACATGGATGCAATAAAAACACCTAGAGCAATTAAAGTCCTTGAAAAAAAACTTAAGAAAAAATTAGACGATGAACGAACAAGAAGTTAAAGAAAAGTTCGACGAACTATATGCAAAATATCAAAGCACAATGGAAACGCTTGTTGATAAACTTGCCGAAATAGAGCAGTGGAAAAAAGAAAAGATAAAACTTAATAAGAACATTGTAACTTTAAAAGAAGACTTGGACGCAACTTATTGGCTTCTACAGCAAAAACCTAAAGAAATAATAGTAGAGGTTGAAGTTGAGAAGATAGTAGAGGTTGAGAAAATAGTAGAAGTTAAAGTTGAGAAGATAGTAGAAGTAGAGGTTGAGATCCCAGTTGAAGTTATTAAAGAAATAATAGTTACTAAGGAGGTTGAAATTGAAAAGGTCGTCGAAAAAATTGTTGAGAAACCGATCGAGATTGAGAAGGAAGTCGTGGTTACTAAAGAAGTCCAAGTCCCTGGGCCAGAGCGAATTGTCGAAGTCCCCGGACCCGAAAGAATTATAGAAAAGATAGTCGAAGTACCGGTAACTGAGTTTGTAGAAAGGCCGCCAGAAGTTATTGAAAAAGAATCGTCAAAAGATTTACACGAAGCATCAAGACTGTTATCCCAAAGCGAATGGAACAAAGAAGATTTAACTGAGAAACAAATCTTCAACATGCTAAATAAAGCGTCCGAAGACGAAGTTAGAAAAAAAATAGGCTTTTGGGCAATGCCACTACCAACCAATGATGAACCGTCACCGACAAACAAAAAGTACACTGGTAAGCGAAGGTAAATAATAGACATGAGCAAAAAATACAAGGTGCGTATATTATATGGCAGAAAATAAAAACCTACAATGTAGTTTTTGTGGGAAAAACCGAGACAACGTTGATAAACTAATTGCTGGACCATCTGTATATATTTGTAATGAATGTATAGTGCTGAGTTATGATATTGTTGTTAATACTTTATCGGCTACCGATACTTCCCTTTCGTTTGACGATTTACCAGGTCCACAAGAAATTAAAGATTTCTTAGATCTTCACATAATAGGGCATTCTGATACAAAAGAGTTATTGGCAGTCAGTGCATACAATCACTATAAACGAATACTAGGTGGATCAGCTATCCACATAGATAAAACCAATGTATTGCTAGTTGGTCCAACTGGCACAGGTAAAACACTATTTGCTAAAACTCTTGCAAAAAAATTAGGCGTGCCATTTGCTATTGCTGATGCAACTACACTAACAGAAGCAGGATACGTTGGAGAAGACGTAGAGAGCGTCTTAGAGCGTCTGTTGAGCATTGCTGACTGGGATATAGAAACAGCACAAAAGGGTGTTATATACATAGACGAAATTGACAAGAAGGCCCGTAAGGGCGAATCTAACACCTCTACACGCGACGTAAGTGGAGAAGGAGTGCAACAGGCCCTATTAAGACTAATAGAAGGTACTGTAGTGAAGATTAAATCCAGCAAAGCAGGCTCGGCTAAATATAGTGACGAACATATTGAATTTGATACTGCTAATGTGCTGTTTATATTAGGCGGAGCATTTGTAGGGTTAGATAAAATTGTTGCAAAGAATATAACAAAGAAAACACAAATAGGATTTGGTTCTAAATTAATATCGACAGCAGACCGAAACCACATACTTAGAAGAACAACTCCTCAAGATATTGTACATTATGGGTTAATTCCAGAACTAGTAGGTAGAGTGCCTGTTATTGCAGTACTAGATAAATTAGGCGAAGCAGAACTTAGATTAATTCTCGATGATGTAGAAAACAACTTAGTAGAGCAGTATAAAGAGCTATTGCACATGGACGATATTGAATTATTAATAGAACCAGAGTATTTAAATGAGATAGCAAGGATATCAAGTAAGACAGACTTAGGTGCTAGAGGACTTAAAGCATTAATAGAAAATACCCTATTAAGTACCATGTTTAGAGCACCAGCACTCAGGAAAAGTGGTGTAACACAGATCCAATTTCATAAATATCCAGTAGAACCGAATAATTTTCCGATTCTACATTATGAGAACGGACAAACAGAGATTGATAACAACTATAGAATATATAGAGGCCTAAATGAACAAGAATAACAATTGGGGAAAGAACACAGGAAACAACTTTAAAAAGTCGTTTAATAATAAAAAACCTTTTGCCAGGAAAGAAGAAGCATTTTTAGATAAATTTAAAGGTGCAACTGTTGAAGTTAGAAATGGTGATGTTAACGGTGCATTAAGAAAACTTAAAAAGATTTTAGAAAATGCTGATAGACAGAAAGAGTTAGCAAAGCGTGAATTTTATGAGAAGCCTGCACAAAAACGTAAGCGTCAAAAAGATGCCGCTATAAAGAGAACCCAACGAGAAGAAAATAAGAAAATATTCTCTGGTGAAGTACCTTTACAATCCATATCAGGATTTGGTTATTTAAAATCGAAAAAGAAACGAAGGAAGTATGAAAACCAGAAGTCTGCAGTTGCTAGACATTTAAGAACAAATGGTTTATACTAGCCTAGATGAAAGTCATTATTGTCAGTGGTGGATTTGACCCTCTACACTCTGGTCATATTGCATATTTAGAATCAGCGGCTCGACTAGGAGATAAACTAGTTGTTGCATTGAACAGCGATAAATGGTTAATAAAAAAGAAAGGCAGGCCCTTTATGTCTTTTGAAGAAAGATCATGTATCATTGATAGACTAGACATGGTAGATAATGTTTGGGCATTTGATGATAGTGATGGAAGTTGCATTGTAGCACTAGAACAAGCTAAAAAGGCATACAGTAGTCCAGGCAATGAAATAATCTTTTGTAATGGTGGAGACCGTACAAAAGACAACATTCCAGAAATGGTTGTTGAAGGGATAGATTTTGTATTTGGTGTTGGCGGAGAACATAAAGCTAACAGCAGTAGTTGGATACTCAAGGAATGGCAGTATCCTACCGAACGCAGAGTATGGGGTGAGTTTAGCGACTTGTTTCAAGACGATGTAGTTCGTGTTAAAGAGCTTATAATTGAACCAGGGAAAGGTATAAGTTACCAAAGACACTTTAAACGTAGTGAAATTTGGTTTGTAAGCAAAGGTGCATGTTTTGTTAAACATAGTACAGGTAATAGTGATGAGAATGTTTATCACTTATTAAGCACAGATGATGTGTTTACTGTTAGAGCTAACGAATGGCATCAGATAGTTAATAAGGGCGAGGACCCATGTCATATTATAGAGATACAGTACGGTGAAGAAACATCAGAAGATGATATAGAACGGCTCGAATACTATGACGGAGAATAAATGGAAATGAGGGAATTGAGAACTAATACAGTATGCAAAATACTTAATGATATTGTGGAATTTGAGATGGCAGGAGTTGTTAGGTATGCTCACAGTTCACTTATGGTTACAGGACCTTACAGACTTCCTATCGTTGCATTTCTACAAGAACAAGCAAATGAGAGTTTAGCTCACGCCTTACAGGCTGGCGAACTTATTACAGGCTTAGATGGACACCCTAGTCAAGTAATAGCAAAGATTAACGAAACACATGATCATCGTATAATAGCAATACTACAAGAAAGTTTAGAACACGAACTACATGCAGTTAGTTTGTACAAACTACTATTAGAAGAAGTACACGACTCAAGTGTTTACTTAGAAGAGTATGCTAGAGGACAGATTGGACAAGAAGAACAACACGCACTAGAAATTAAAAAAATGTTAAAGGATTTTGCATAATGGATCATAAAAGCCACAGAGATATAACAGCAACGATTGACACTCACGCAACACCGTCTGCCAACAGAATTTATATGGATTACGCATCAACTACCCCGTGTGATAAACGTGTAGTTGAAACAATGGTTAAATTTATGTCTGAGGATGGTGAGTTTGGTAACCCAGCTAGTAGGAGTCACAGTTTTGGTTGGTCAGCAGATGATGCCGTAGAAGAAGCAAGGAAAAATGTTGCTGACTTAATTGGTGCTGATCCTAAAGAAATTATATTTACAAGTGGTGCAACAGAAGCCGACAACCTTGCTGTTAAAGGTGCCGCACAGTTTTATGAAACTAATGGTAAACATATCATTACAAGTAAGATAGAACACAAAGCAGTATTAGATCCGTGCAGAGAATTAGAAAGAGATGGGTTTGAAGTAACTTACTTAGATCCAAACGAAAACGGTATTGTTACTGCTGACATGGTCGCTAAAGAAATTAGAGATGATACTATATTAGTTAGTATTATGTTTATTAACAATGAGATGGGTACTGTTAACGATATCGAAAACATTGGTAAACTATGCTTTGAAAAGAAAATAATGTTCCATGTTGATGCCGCTCAAGCAACAGGTAAAATTGCTATTAACTTAGCAGAGCTTCCTGTACACTTAATGAGTTTATCAGCACACAAAACATACGGTCCTAAAGGAGTTGGTGCATTATATGTTAGACGTAAGCCACGTGCAAGAATCAGAGGACAAATGCATGGCGGCGGCCATGAAAGAGGTATGCGTTCAGGTACATTACCTACACATCAAATTGTAGGCATGGGCGAAGCATTTAAGTATGCTAAACTTGAAATGGATGAACGTAACAAATATATAGCAAGTTTACACGATAGATTGTTAAACAAACTTACTACTATTGAGGAAACATACATTAATGGTTCACTAGATCACAAAGTACCAAACATACTTAACATAAGTTTTAACTTTGTTGAGGGTGAGTCTTTGATTATGGCATTAGATAATGTTGCTGTAAGCAGTGGTAGTGCATGTACAAGTGCTAGTTTAGAGCCTAGTTATGTACTTAGAGCACTAGGCAGAGCAGATGAACTAGCCCATAGTAGCATACGTTTTAGCTTTAGCCACCATACAACAGTAGAAGAAGTTGATAAGGTTGGCGCTTTAATGGTACATGTTATTGAACAACTTAGGGAATTATCACCATTATGGGACATGTATCAAGATGGCGTTGACTTCAGTACTATTCAATGGAATTCCCATTAAAAGGTAAATAGTATTATGAATAAGCAAGTTTTAAACGAAGGTACAGCGATTACCTTAGATCTCAAGAGTCTAATAGGTATTATTGCTGTTATATTGTCTATAGCAGGTGTATATTTTACACTTACTGCAAAAATATCTACACTTGAACTTGATGTTATCAGAATGCAAGATTCTGTTGAAATGAATGAAGAATTTAGAGTTAAATGGCCTAGGGGTGAATTAGGAGCATTGCCAGATGATGCCGTTCAAGATTTAAACATTGAATATTTACAAAAAGAAGTAGATCAACTTCAAGACGAGCTAGATGGACACGTTGATGCTCCACACCAACCAGAGGGAAAATAAATGGCATACTCAGATAAAGTAGTTAATAGATTTAAGGAAGTACTTAATAATCCTAAAGCTCACGGCGTAGGCAGGTTTGATCCTACTGATCCAAACGTTGCTACTGGCATGACTGGCGCTCCAGCATGTGGTGATGTTATGAAACTAGATCTAAAAATTAATCCTGATACAGATGTCATCGAAGATGTAAAGTTTAAAACATATGGTTGCGGTAGTGCTATTGCAAGTTCGACTCTGTTTGTAGAAATGCTTAAAGGAAAAACAATGGAAGAAGCAACTCTTATTAAAGATAAAGATATTGCTGATGCATTAGAACTACCTCCTATTAAATTACATTGCTCAGTGTTAGCAGAGGAATCCATCAAGGAAGCCATAGAACATTGGGACAAAAAGAAGGCAGATCGCCTACAGTAAATTACAATGGTTGTACTTATAATCTTAATGATACTAACTCAA